ACTATTGTCTTCTATTATAGCCAAATGATCATTATCATTACGATGTAAAGTTCTCCATCCTGAATTACTTAGTCTAGGTTTCCAATAATAAAACAAAGTATATTGATTTCCAACTTTTTGTCTAGTAACTGTTTCAAGATAACCAGAATTTAAGTCAAAAGCTGTAATATTTGGAATTGATTCTTTACTACCTATTGGTCCTGGTTGACGCGGTTTTAGAGGAGTTGACACTGATTTAATATTTAATAATGATTTAGTCCATTTAATATTTGAATTAACATCTAATATAGAAATATATTTATTAAAAGAAACATTGTTTATATTTATCATAGATAACATATTTAAACTTCCACAACCAATAAAATTAGAACTTGTTATAATAGTTTCATTATTAGAGATTTTTAAAACTATATTTGTAATACCTGTTAAAGCTTTCATATTTGAAACTCCTAAAGAGACAAATTTTAAATTATAATTACTTGCGACAGTATTAAAATAATTAATACTGTATTTTTTCCACTTACCAGAATCTAAACCATTTACCCAAAAAAATGGAGTATCAATTAGATCATATATTTTTGTATTATTTACAAAAATACTAATAGGATTTCGTGTACTACCAATACCATAAGAACAAGCATCAAATTCTAAAATATATCTCGTATTAGCATTTAAATATATATTTTGCGATAAGGATGATATATTTACAAAAGATGCTACTAGATATGTAGATAACGGATAAAGAGATTCTTGGACGCTCCTAACACCATTAGTATTTACTATTTCAATTTGAGTACCATTCCAATAAGGCTCTAATTTACCATCTATAAAAGTCCCATTTTTTAGTATATTTCCTAAATAATATAAATCATTATTTTGTATTTGATTTTGCATGATTAAATTACCATTTTTATATAATTTTAAATTTAATTTATCATATGTCGCAGAATAAGTTGTTAATATATTTTGTGTAATACTATTTTCTGGACCTATAATTTCGATAGGATTTAACATATTACTTGTTTGTAATCTACAACTAATTCTGTTTGTTAAACCATATCTTGACAAAGATAACTCATTTAATTCTCCTTTAAAACTAATAATTTTTTCATCATACACGATAGGGATATCACCTTCAAATTTTACTGATGAAATTAAAGATAAACCTTTATCAATATTTAAATTATATGATGGAAATCTAAAAGAATTAAGTTGTTCATCAGATAACGCATTTTTAATATAAGAAAAATAAGCTATATGACCATTAAAATATTCTTCTGAATTAAAAGGCTTTCCTAACCAAAAATTCCTAAATACTGGAAATTTAAAAGTTAAATTATTTCGTTCTATTCCAATACCATTTATGGTCCATCTTTGTTCATTTGTATTATAATTATTAAGTGTTACTCTTATACTACTTCCAGTATAAACTAAATTACAAATATAATATTGATTTTGTTCAAATGTAGATGTTGAAGTAATATTGATTTCAACTCCAGCAATTCTTATTTGTAATCTTAAATTTTTACCACTACCAAATCTAGATAACAGAAAAAAATTACTAGAATCTGTGTTAATGTCAAAAATACGTTCTGAATTGCCTGGATTACCTGTAAATCTAAAACATGTTATAATTGTAAATGTATTTTCTAAAATTATAGGTGTATTGTAACTTAAATATTCTTTTTCGTTTCTATCTAATACTAAACAGTTACTACCAAAAGGACCAAGTTCTCTATATGTAAAAGAATTTCCAGAATTTGGAATATCACTTCGGTATGAAAAATTTTGATGTGTAAAAACAAAATTGCTATTAAAAAAATTTAGATTAAAAATATAGTTTAAATTATCCGTTGACGAAAAATTATTTATAAGTCGTATTTGTGTTTGTCTAACGTTTCTAAACTCCAAAGATTCTTCCATGTAAATAGGAGATGGAGGTCCTCCTAAATTTGTTCTTATCATAGCATTGTTAGTCCAATTAGTTAGTATTTGTGAATATAATTGTTGATTTGTTAGATCTATTTTTGGATTATCATAATATTTTAAATCATTATTATAGTTTTCAAATATTTCATTATTAGTTATAGCTCTTTCATATCTTCTGAAGCATAAAACATTTAAATTTGATTTAGTTTTTAATATTATATCATGTTTAGTTAGACTCAATCCACTAAGTTCGTAACCAGTTCTATACCATGCTCCAAAATTGCTAATAGAACTTATTTCTACTCCATTTACATATGATTTTAAAACATTATTAATACAATCAAAAGTCCATGCAAAATATAAATTTCCTAAATTTGGAACTACAGCAGAACTAGTAGATTGCAATTTTGTTATTGGGGGATTAAAAGAATTATTTGGATTCATTGTAAGTACACTTGTTTTTAAAATATTATCTGCATATTCCAAAATATTATATATTAAATTATAACGACCTATTATTCCTCCATCATCTGCAGATAATATAAAATTATCTGTATTTGTGACCCATAATTCAATTGTTTCACTAAAATTTTTGCCATAATTCCAATTAAATCCTACAAAAGAACTTGGTGCACCAGCAGAACTACGTGGTGAAACGTATGTCATTGATGAAACATCCAATATTTTTATAAAATTAGGAAGTTTGTCTGAAATTTCATTAACACGTGAAAATCTAATAAAATTATTATTTTTTCTATCATCTTTAATGTTAAAAAACAGTCCACCTATTGGATTCGGAGCAAATTGTTTATTATCTATAGATCTAAAACTTTCTTCATAATTATTTTGAGATTTTGCATACCATATATTACATGTAAATGCTGGATTACTTACTGGTGGTAAAGAAAAAGCAGGAATTGGAGTAGATAATACAGGTAAATTTATTTTAGCTAAAGATAAAATATTAATTATTCTTTGTCTATCGAAATTTGACCAGTAACTTGGTTCATTTATAAAATTATTTGTAAAAAAATTATTCCATCTATATACACTCATATCTGATCTTAAATAAGATAACTCTAAAGATTCTAAATCTATTTTTTGAAAATTGTAAAAGCTTTCTGGAAAATAGTCTATTATTGAATTATTTGTATTTGGTAAAGATTCGGTAGTATTTACAATTTTAAATAAAGTAAAAATATCCGTATCTGACATTGCGGTATTATATAAAATATATTTTATCAATTTTGGTTGATCATAAATCAAGTTACTTTCGATTAATGAAAAAGTAGAATTTGAAAATTTTATTTTTATACTATTCGCAGGTATTTTAAAAGTAGTTGTAAAAGAATTAATTTTAGAACCATTTATAAAAAAATCAAGGGTATTTAATACATTAGAATATCTTACATTAATAATTAAATCTACATCTGTTGAAGAATTAGTATTTGTTATTGTATATAAGTTTTGATTTTTATAAAAAATATTATTATTGATTATTGTAAATATTTCTTGTTCATTTACATCATCATTACTAAAATTTAATAAACATCTCGAATTATCTAATTTTTGATTATATGAAAAAACAAATAAATGTGTTTGATCCCAATTATTTTTATCTAAATAATTAAATAAATTCGAACTTGTAATCATATAATTTTGAGACAATGATTGAATCTCACTTTCACTTAATATTCTATCTATTATTCCTGCTGCAGCTATAAATCCTGGAGATTGTCCTGACCATCCTATTCTATATATATTTGTACCACTTCCCACTCTATCTGCAGTCCCTACTTTTTCACCATTAACGTAAAATGTAGATGTGCCTAATGCACTATCCGAAGAACTTGCTTGTCCAGTAACTATTAGTGTTTGCCATGTATTAGGTGTTATATTATAAGAAGGTGTACAAGGTCTAAATCCTCCGTTTCTATTTGATAACATTCCTAGTCTAGTACTATTGTCTTCTATTATAGCCAAATGATCATTATCATTACGATGTAAAGTTCTCCATCCTGAATTACTTAGTCTAGGTTTCCAATAATAAAACAAAGTATATTGATTTCCAACTTTTTGTCTAGTAGTTGTTTCGAGATATCCAGAATTTAAATCGTAACATTCTATATTATCTTTAACCAATGGAATACTACCATTTTTATTCCATATAATACCATCCTTTCTTTCTAATCTTCCGGATATTTTCCAATTGTACTCAGAAATTTGTGTAGATGTATTACCAGCTATATTAAATGAATTTATAAGTGAAAGTATGTTTGATATATTTTGAATATTATTATTAAAATTTTTATCAACTATATTTAAGGTGTTATTATAAATACTTTTATCATTTGTTATTCCGAATTTTAATGGATTATACCACTTTTTCTTTAGATAAGTTATTATTTTAGCTTTTTCTTTTACTGATAACGATTTATTATAATATTGCAATTCGCATATTAAACTATTACATGCTTCACCTATTTCACTAGAACCTAAATAAGCTTTTTTTAATCCTAAAGACGTTCTTATACTACTACCTAGTATGGATAAATTTTCTTGACTACCTGGTATTCTTAAAGGTTTGAAATATAGATCTTCATCATTTACATTACTCCCATCTACCGGAAATGATGCAAATCCGCACAATCTATACTTGGTATTAGAATCTTCTCCTCCAAATGTTCCCATATAAATAATAGGTTCATCTACAGTATATTGCAACTCTATATCTTTATTGTATATTTCAAATTTAATTTTGTTTGTATTTCCTTCTCTTTCAATAGAAAGATCATCTCGAAATCCATGATGGAAAAAATTTCCCCAAGTAGATATGCCAGATTTTACAATCACTACCATAAATACTGTACACGAATCATAATTTTGAAAATCTTGAGAGATCATTCGTTGTCCTCTTGTAAAATCAAATACTGGATACCCGTTTAAAGTATTATACCTATAAACTGGATTACCTGTTGATGTTGTAAATGAAATATTTTGAGTAGTTGAAACAGCATTATTAATTATTGAAATATTATTATTAATATCTTTTATAATAGTTCTAGGTTGCTGGGCATCTAACCAAATAATTAAATTGTCTGTGCTAGGTAAAATAGATTCTTTAGAATATAAAATATCAAAATTTCCAATCATGCTTGGAATAATATTTATAATAGGTTGTTTTTGATTATTTGTAAGTAATGATAAATCTTTTATATCAGCTTTAGTATTAGTATTTGAAAAATATACACTAAATCCTGAAACTATAATACTGATTAAAATAATGCTAATGCTTACTATACAAAAAATTTTTTTTATGGTTAAAGTCATTTATTAATTATTTAAATAAAATATTTAAATAATTTTAAGTTTTATATTTTAAATTACAACAATTTATTTATATGATCTTTGTACTTTTCTGGATTTTTTAAAAAATCATTTGGTCTTATACCTAACAAGCTTAATAATAATAAAGTTTTATCTTCTTTTTGTTCTTTTTTATAATCAATAAAAGAACACTCCCATTCTGATTCTATATATTTTTAGAATAAATTTTTATTCAATTTTATTTTTACATTAAATAAATGTCAAAACGAACTCTTAGAATTTTAAATGCGTCATGTGCAATTATTCATCTTATTTTTTTTATAATATGGATTAAAAAGAAAAATGATAATTATATTATTCCAGCTGATTTAAAAATTTATACAACTAGTATACAAAATATCGACGGAAATGTTAAGACTATCATAAAAGAAAAAGAAAACTCTTTTTTAAAATATGATTTGCGAGATCTATTAATATCATTTTTTTTAATAACTTTTTTAGTACATGCATTTTACTTTATATCCAGTTTTAATAATGTTCCTCTTATAGGTGGATTATATAATAATATGATTTCTAATAAAAATAACTTTATTAGATGGATTGAATATTCAATTACAGCTACAATTATGATTAATATTGTTGCACGATCTGCTGGAGTTAGTAATGAAGATACATTATTATTAACTAATTTAGCTACTGCAGCAGTAATGTTACAAGGACAAACTATAGAACTTGCTCTAAAAGAAAAACCTTCAAGTACTAAAATTCAACAATTAATTATTTACAATATTGTTGGTTGGGGGCTAATGCTCGGGGTTTTTGGAATAATAATTTCAAAATTTCAACAAACTATCGACGATATTAAAGCTGCTACATGTGTGAATATTCCAGATTTTGTTAGAAATGTTATATGGTCTCAATTTATATTTTATATGTTATTTGGAGCTTGGCAATTATATCAAATTTTTACTGTTTATAAAAATCCAGATTATGATTATACAAAATTTGAAATTGGATATAATGTTCTTTCTCTATTATCTAAAACAACACTTGGAAGTGTTCTAGGTTTTGGTATTGATCAATCATCTAGAAGAGAACCAGATAAAAAATATCCAACAGATTGTAATAATCTAAAATAATTTTTAAACTTATTTTATAGTTTAAAAATTTTAACATTTAATTTCATCTATTGTTGGTGCATCATAAGTTTGTGTTGAATCTCCAGTTCCTCCTTCTCCTCCGCATGGATTATCAAGTATTGGACTCTTATAACATTGTTCTTTTTTATCATATCTCATCTTTAATGTTAAATGATTTCCATATTTAGGAAAACTTCCCATAAGTATATCTTGAGGTTCCTTAATAGGAAAAAATTTATTCATTAAAAATTTAGCATAGTCTTTGGATATAACATAAGCAACTGCACCAGCATTATATTCTTGTGTTTCTTTTAATATTTCTATTTTATTATTTATTTTAATTATTTTTTTAGTATGTGATAATGTTTTAGACCAATTTCCATTCCATAAATGTAAGATTGAAAAATCTATTTTATTTATTTCTAAAGTGCTTAGTATTAAATTTATATTATCTATAAAATCTTTGTGTACTTCAACATCGTCTTCAAAAATAATTCCATAATCTAAACAACTATCTATCACACTTTTCCAAGCATTATAATGAGACATGTTTATAGCGACTTCAATCTTTGTCATTTCTGCTCTTTTTGAAACTACTTTTGTATTTTGAAGATTACAAATAAAATTATCATCAAAGTCTTTACCAACTATACAATCTATTTTACATGCTTCTAAATTAGCTTTTTTTGCATATTTTATAAATTTATTATATCTTTTGTTATACCCTTTACATGTTATAACATATGATCCTAACTTGTAATTAAAATTATTATAACATTTACCTCTATTTGAACACGATTTAGATGTTTTCTTTATCCATGATCTTGCACTACGAGATTTAGTTTTTAAATAACATCTTTTATTTTTTTTAACTTTATTATACGGTTTAGATTTTTGTCTCATTTCATTCGTTAATTTTACTTTAACTGAAACAACTTCTTCTAATTTTTCATGATCATATTGTACATATCCTACCTTATTCCAATCTGAACCATATAGTCTTTCAAAATAATTTTTATATGAATTTGGACCAGATAATTCGAAACTTCCAAATTCATATTTTTTTAACGGAAATAATTCATCTTCATACCAACTTTCTTCCGGCCATATATCTCTTGCTCTTTTATAAAATAATTTATATTTATGTCCTATTTTTTTAAACGGAAATACATCTATAAATGGGAAACTGAAATTTTCACCATCAATCAACGGAACATTCGTATAAAATATTTTATAACCAAAAAAAACTTTTGAAATTGAATATCCACATTTTTTAAATTGTTTTTCGAGAGACAGAAATTTATTAACATCGTAATACATAATTCCTATATCAATATCATCATCCCACGGTATCATTGATTTATGTCTAACTGCACCTAATAACGAACCACCATCTATCCAATAATTTAAACCATTTAAATCTAAAATTTTATCTGTATCGTATATTATTTGGTACAACATTTTTACAACATCTGGTTTTGTATATTTTAATTTCATTTATTAAACAAAATATATTTTTAATTATTAAATGAAATCTAGTACTATATTTTCATACAAAAATAATAATTTAAACTTAAAATAAAACTATTATAAATTAAAATGGACGATAAACTTGATTCATATATAAAAAATAAAGAAATATTAAAATGTACTCAATGTGAAAAAATTATTACAACTTCTAATTATAAAATAAAAAAAATAAAAGTAAAACTAGAAACTTATATTTATATAAAATTATGTACTGATTGTTATGATAAATATTTAAATTAAACTTATTTTAAAGTTCTTCAATATCAGATTCATCTTCATCATATATTCCAAAACTTATTCTAGCTTCGATTTTATTTCGTGATTTTTTACTTAAAATCAGGTTAATATTTTTTATAAAATCATCGTTGAATATATACTTTGTATTTTCAAATATTTCTCGAAATTCTGGATTAGTAAAAAACTGTTCATCAAAATCTATTTCAAATACATCTTCATAATCTATAGATTCAAATACATTATATGTATCATATTGTAATAATAAACTATATATATTTCCAAAATTTTCCCCTGCATTAATCATATCTTCTGTATCATTAAAAACATTTTTTAACATATTTATATTCAACCCATTTTCTTTATATTTTTCATAACCTATGTTAGGATTATTTATTAAATAAACTATACCATCTTCTATTCTAATAAATACTAAAACTATTACATCCCCTTCTTCATCTTGCATATCTCCTAAATTTGCACATATTCCAATATATTCGTAATCCCTAGTTATATTATCATCATATATAAATTCTTCTGCAATACTATCTTCTATTGCTTGGTATATTTCGTCGTACATTTTATTAATATAAATTTAAAACTTTTTTTTAGTTTTAAATTTATTTATTTATTTTTCAATATAGAAAATGCATTTTTCTTCTTCTATCTCATCATATTCATAACCTATAAGTTTATATCCAATCAAATCTAATTTAGGCTCTTTAATTTGTTTAATCGGTGGAAGTTCTGAACCATACGTTCTTGGATTTTTTGAAAATAATTTAGCCTTATGAGGCCAATGTGTTGTAGTTCTTAACTCATCAAAAGCCTTAATTCTTTTTTTAATTACACTCTGTGTTGCAAGACTTTTTGGTGTATAACAAAGATAAGACACTATTCTAAAATTATCTTTTCCTCTTCCTTTTTGCGCTTCTTTACCGGAATGAATAGTTCTCGAATCCCATAAAACCAGAGATCCAGCAGGACATGTTACATCTATTTGTTTACATCCTAAATCTTTATAAAACTGAATTTCTTGGTCATTTAATTTATACCAATCATCTTTACTTTTTATTTCAAATCTTTCTTGAAATTCTTTATGATATCGATTACTATGAAGTAATAAAGTTAAACTCGCATCTCCTTCATTAACATCTTTTGCAGTAACCCAACTTTGAACACACTCAAAATCAGGTCTTAAATAACTTTGATCTGAATGTAACCAATTATTATTTTTGTAATATCCTCTTTTTGTAATCTCATGTGGAGGACTAAAACTTGCACCATCAAAAGAAACTAATAATTCGTCAGTATCATGAATTTTTTCAAATACTTCTATTATTTTTTTATTACATCTCAAATCCCAATTAAATTGTGCATGACCTACCGAAAAATGCTGCATTAACATTCCATGCATTGGTAATAACTTATAAAATTCTACATAAGTTTCTGGATCTTCTCTTTTAAAAGGTTTTTCAAAATCTTGCATAATATATTCAAGATAATCAAACATACCATTCTCTAATTTTTTACACTCTTCATCATTCAAGAGCGAGGGAATAATAGCAACTCCATATTCATCTAATATTCTTCTAATATCCTCTATATTCTTAACTATAATTTTATCCACCATCCCTGGAAATTAAACAAAAAGTTTATTTTATTTTTCAATTTTTTCCATTATTTTGTAATACATTTCCGAATATGTAACTTTAAATTTTTGATTAGATTTCAATTCTGTAACTACACTATCAAGTTGCATTTTATCAAGTTTAATATCAAAACCCCAATCTCTATGAGACATAGTATTAAAATAGTGTTCATTATTTATCCAAGATATAACTCTAAAATATTCACCAGCCATATTACAATCTTGAACTATAATAATAGCTTCAATATTTGATAATGTCTTAAAATTTCCATATCTATGATTAGAAGATCTAAACCAAACTTGATCATTTTTATTTATATTATTCCAAGGTTTTTCCATCTCTTATTTTGTTTTTAAACATTAATGTTTAAATATAATTATAAAATGTTTCAAGATTTTTCAAAAGTTATTTTTGTATTTATAAAAATAAATAAAAATATTTTAAGTTATGGTTTAAACATTTAATTTTATAAATAAAATGATTGATTTACAAAAGGCCGCTATTATTTATGGTGAAATAGAAAGGATTATTAAAGACTGTGATTCACCCTTTTTAACACCAAGTATTAATCAAACTTCTCATAAAATTTGTACACTTATGAATAATTTAAACTTAGAATCAAGTTTATTTTATAAATGCGAACTTAACTTTAAAAGTTTCTTTACTTCTTTAAATATTGATGGAATTGAAGTTATAGGATATAAATTTAATAAAAATAGATATTATAGTGAATTTTATGTAGATACTGAATCTATATGTAATTTAGCAAATCCTGCACCATTTGGTAAAGGTTCCAAAACTATTTACGATGAAAATATTAGAAAAGCACTTGAAATAACTGCTGATCGTATAGAAACTAAATGTAAACCTGACACGTATTATGATAGATTTGAAAATGTTTTTAAATCTATTGTACCTCCGGGTAAAAAATTTAACTTTAAACTTTATAAAATGCATATATATCAAGAAGGCGGAAAATTTGAAAAACACAAAGATACTTTACATGCATCAAATCATTATGCAACTTTAATAGTTGGAATTGACACAAAATTTAATGGTGGAAAATTACATTTGTATGAAAATGAAAAAGAATTAATTACTTGTAGTTTCAATTGTTGGGGAGAAAATTCTATAATATTTTTAACAGATGTTGAACATGAAGTTATGCCAGTTACATCCGGAACAAGAATTGTTTTACAATACGATGTTTATTTAGAAGATGAAAATATTTCATATAAAGAAGAAAAACAAGATGAAGATGAAGATGAAGATGAAGACGAAGACGAAGATGAACATGAAGATGAAGATTGTGTTTTTAATAAAAAAAATAAAAAATATTTAAGCGCAGAAAATTATATTCAAAATTTAAATACGAATATAGATAATATTTTAATTGAAGAAATTTATAAATTTATTGAAGAAAATCCACATGATGAAATATGTTTCTTATTATCTAGAAAATATCCTTTATCATTTTCATTAGATTATCTAAAAGCTGGAGATTTAAAATTGTTTAACATATTAAAAGATAAGTTTTTTATTGAAATTGGATATGTAGTTAATAAAATTAAAAGCGATTATGAAGGCTCATATTATAATAAAGATACTTTAAAAGTAGTGAATTATACAAATACAAAGAAGCTTTTGGAAAAATTTAATGGAAAAGAAATTAAAAAATCTGAATTATCACATAAAAATACTCATGTATTTATTGCAGGAGGAGATTTTAATAATACTGTATCTATAAATTACGTCGAACATACAGGAAACGAATCTGCAGAAGGAGAGTATACATATGTTTCATTTGTTTTAAATTGTAAAAAAAGAAGTTTATAAACATAATATACGTTTAAAAACTATAAATTATTTGGATAGGAACATTTAAGTTTAATTTATACATAGATAAAAAACTATTTTTAATATTGTAACTTAATTTATAATATTCCAATACCATAATTTAGATTAAAATTTTCAATTAATACATGATTCATTGCCTGTTGACCAGATGTAGATTTTTGTGTAGGTCTTCTTGTAGTAGTAGGTCTTTGAGTAGTAATTGTAGGTCTTTTAGTTGTAGTTGTAGGTCTTTGAGTAGTAATTGTAGGTCTTTTAGTTGTAGTTGTAGGTCTTTGAGTAGTAATTGTAGGTCTTTGAGTAGTAATTGTAGGTCTTTGAGTAGTAATTGTAGGTCTTTGAGTAGTAATTGTAGGTCTTTGAGTAGTAATTGTAGGTCTTTGAGTAGTAATTGTAGGTCTTTTAGTTGTAGGTATACTAGGTATTTTCGTAGGTATACATTGTTCATCTTCAATAATAAAAGATTTATCTGTATGTTGTGTTTTTGTATAATTTATATAACCAATATATGGATTATGAGGATCATCCCACCGATAAAATCTATAATAACCGGGTGAATATAAATGCATTAATGATATATTTAAATTTGAATCTTTTACTTCTGAAAAATTATTAATACAGTTAACGCAAAGCATGCCATCAATAAAAGTAAAATATATACCAGAAAAACATGGATAATTTATACCATACGGCCAATAAGGTAAAAATCCCATTACACATGACTTCTGTGAATCGTATACGCCAATCCAAAATCCATTATACTCTTGAATTATACATCCTTTAAATGGACCTATACCCCAACTTTTATAGGAATAACTAAAATCCTCTTTAAAATAACCTATATTTATTTTATTTGAGTATAGTAAACCATCTTTTTCTACGAAGAATTTATTTGATTTAGATTGGTCTTGTATAGTAGAAAAATAAATTATCTGTCTTCTACGATCTCCTAATTCTCGTGGAATAGTAAATGGTAGTGTAATTGTTGTAATAGTATTAACTTTATATCTTGGCTTAATCATATCTTTGTCATCCAAAGATTCTAGAGATATTGTATCATTGGGGTATTTGGTTACTTTAAATTTTTCGCTTTGTCCTATTACTCGTGTATTACATTTCATAATATTAATACCAACCATTGAACAATATTTATTAGGAAAATTTTCTGGACTTAAAGATATTGTATTAAATTTATCATTGTTATGAGTTACAATTAATGTAGTATTAGAAGATCCATCAATAGATAAAAATTTGTCTTTGTCAACATCTTTTAAAGATATTAATATTGGTAAAATATAAGGTTTTCCTTCTATCATTTATTATATAAAATTTTTATTATTTTTTGAAAAGATTTTTAAAACCAAAGTATCAAAAAATAAAAATAAAAATAAAAAGGAGGAAAATAAAAATAATTTTAAACTTGAAACTATGCCAAAAAAATTGAATATATTTTAACCTAATTAACTAATGTTTGGTGTGTAATGCAAAATACTACTAATGTTATAGATGCTATTAGAATATTATTACCTTCGGTAAATGATAGAAATATAAAGTTATTATATACTTTAAAATTTCAAAAATTTTTAAGACAAAATAATATTTTAAAAATAGAAAATTTATTTAATGATATCGTAAAATATTTAAAGGATGATAGTGTGGAACCAACTTATGATAATCCACCCTCATTTTTACAAGCTGGTTTAGATTTTATTTCTTTTTTAAACAAAAATATTGAATCTTTACCAGAAATGAATGATATGTATGAAAATGAAAATGAAAAAAGCGGAAAAGAAAATGAAAATGAAAAAAGCGGAAAAGAAAAAGGAAAGAAAAGAAAAGAAAAAGAAAAAGAAAAAATAAAGAATGATATTGAAATGGCTATTAAAGGTAATATGATCCTTTGCACATCACCTTGTCAAGGAGGAAAAAGCAATTTTACAATATGTTGTGCAATTAAATCCATGTTATCTGGTAAAACACCGATTATAGTAACAAGAAATTTAAGTGCTGATTCTATAAAGATGGGAAATGATATTGCTTTGATATCTCAAAAATTTAATGATTTTATGATTAAAAATAATGTAGAAAAGAAATTTGAAATTACAACATTAACATGTAAGAAATTGGATAGTGAAAAATTTCATAAATCTTTAAGAGGTGAATATCCACGTATAATAATTTGTTTAGCAAACAACATTCAATTACATAAGGTATATGATACTTTAAAAGATATTAAAGGACAATTTGATTTATATATAGATGAAATAGATTATGTTGATTATGGTAATTCTGATGTTTCTGAATATCTAGATAAACTAAAGAAACTGTCTAGCAAAACATACGCGATTACGGCTACACCATTAGATTGTCTTTTATCTGAAGAAGAATTAAAAGCAAGTAGTAATGTTAGAATTAAACCACATGCAGATTATAGAGGATATCATGATTTTATAGTAAAAGCGTTAGATATAGATGCGGATGTAAGTGCTTTAAATAAGATATCATCTTATGAAGAAATTATAGAATCAGATAAAAATTTAAAACCATATTTAGAATCATTTTGCGAATCTAAGTTATCATATGCTCCAAAATTAGATAAATTTCATCCAAATATATGTTTGTTAAAAAATACATATATAAATGAAAATCAAGATGCTTTGTTTAATGGTTTAATAAATGATTATGGAGATAAAGTAGCAGTCGTTGTTTATAATGGTAAGGGAATCGCAATGAATTATGATGGTATGCAAAACATTAAAATTAAAAATATTGTTGTAAAGCCTAAAAAATATTCTCAGTTGGAAATACCAGATGTGTTGCAATATTTTAAAAATACAAACGAAAAAAAATTTAAAAGAATTATAATTATATCTGGTATTATAGCTGGTAGATGTATTTCATTTGTTTCAAGAGATTATGAATGGCATTTAACAGATATGTATTATGTTCCTGCAAATTCAACACCAGTACCAGAATTAATACAATCAGCTGGTAGATTATGCGGTAGAAATAAAGGAAAATCACATTTAATTTTAAATTGTACTTTAAAGGTTGCAAGGGCTTTATATAATGGTTTAAATTTTACTTATGAAACTATGAATAGAGCTATAGACGAACCTTTAAAAAATGAAGAAGGTATTGAACAAAGTTTTAAAAAAAGTGTATTAAATGTTCCAATGTTAAGAAGTAAATTACCTCCTGGAAGAGATCTTACTACCAAAATAAAAATAAAGAAAAATGATTTTAATATTGTAAAAGAAAATGATGGTGGTTTTGATAAAAAAGATTATGAATTTACACAATTTATAAAAGATATAAAAGAAAATAAGGAAACAAAAGAAAAAGTAATAAATGATCTTGAAGAAATAGGAGTAGAAGAATATAATAGATTAACGAAAAAAATGTTTCCAAAATGGAGTAAAGGAGATAGTAAAATAAGTAAGTTTATGCAAAATTTAGATCCAAATAAAGAATACAATGAAAAAGAAATTAAAGAACTTTGTAAAAATGTTGGAATTGAAAGAATAAGTCAATTACTATCATATAATAAAAGTGGAAAAGGGTTTGGAAATATTATTTATATTAAAAATGATAAATATAAACTTTATTCATGTCTACTAAGTGATTTTAAAAAATATTTTTAAATAAATATAAATATTATTAATTTTAATACCTATTAAGGTATTAAAATCTGTTTTAATAAAGCTTTTAATATATTAACACTTATACTATTTCCAATTTGTTTTTTAATCTGCGTATTAGAAATAACTAAATTAAAATTTTTAAATCCTTGAAGCTTTAATAATTCTTTAATATCGGCAAATCTTTTTTTAGGTACACACCATAATCTCGAATTAGATGCAATACAAGGAGAAAATTTATTTGAATTTGGGAAATTGTGTTTAGGATATGCTAAATCAATAAAAATAGAATTTGACGGTATTTTATCTAGCATATTATTTTTTAACATTCTTTCTGGATAAGAATTTATAATATTATTAGATTGATTAATATAGTTTTCTATATCATCCATTTCTTTTTTTTCTGGCCATTCAAAATTTTTACCTTTAGTTCCTACTATAAATACTCTTTCTCTATTTTGTGGTATACCATAATCTTTTGTATTTAAAACTTTATATTTTACTTTGTACCCATATTCTTCTAATTTTAAAATTTCATTCCAAATTATTTTCCATGTATTTCCTTTATCATGATTTAATAGACCTTTTACATTCTCAAGTATAAAATACGTAGGATGTTTATTTTTTATTATTTCTAAACAGCTATAAAATACATTTCCTCGGTCGTCATTTAAACCTTTTCTTTCTCCTGCCGATGAAAAAGGTTGACAAGGAAAACCACATATATATAAATCTATATCTGGAACATCTTTAACATTTCTTTTTCTAATATCTCCTTCTGGAAAAGAACCATCTTTGTCTCCAAAAATAATTTCAGGTTTATAATTAGCTTTAATACTTTTAATACAATATTTATCAATTTCAGAAGAAAATAAATGTTTAAATGGAATTTTTAGTTGTTTTAAAGCTTGAATGGGAGCTTCAATACCGCTACAATCTGTACCTATTTTTAACATTTAATTATTAAAAATATTTTTTTAAATAATTTAAAACATTTTTAAAGATTATTTAATTCTAACTGTTTATTCGTAACTTCAAAAATATTTAAAATTGTTGCAAAAAATAACCATAATACTAGGGGAAGTATTAGTAATTTGCTCAAAAAAGTTCCTAAGAATATACATGTTAATAATGTAGCAATAAATGATAATGCTATGACTGATATAGCACTTTTTTTATCTTTTTGACACGAATATACATATATCCACATATTTAATAATAAAATTATAATTATATAAGCTATATCAGCTATATATCTATTATAATTTCGGGCAAGAACCCAAGATATACCTAGGAATAAATATAAAATAGGCCATACAATAGAAAATACTATTGGAGGAGGTCTAAATGAAACATTTGATCCTGAATCAGAACCAACTTTGCAAAACATAGCAGTTAAATAACCTGTAAGAGCAGGTAAACATATTAATATAATTGTTATAATTAATGATAAGATCATTTTATTTATTATTAAATATTTTAATAAAATCACATTTATTTTTAATAGTATACGATGTAAAAAGTAACTTTAAAATATGTTTGCTAATATTTAAATAATGACAATACGTATTGCATGTTTTGATATAGGAAAAGTGAATTTTTCATTTTATATTGAAGAAATAAACTTAGATGAACTTTCTAAAATTAAAAATATTTCAAGTGATAAAATGTATAATATAAATGGTACTCCAACTAAAGAATTTCAAGAAATTTTAGATCAAATATATAATAATGGTCAAAAAATTTTATTAATTAATTCAAATATAACTTCCGGTGTAGATAAAAGTAAATATTTTGATATTGAATTAGCATATAATATGGTTGATTTATTAAACGATTATAATGAATATTGGGATACAGTTGATTATTTTGTTGTAGAAAGACAAATGAGTTTTGGAAAAAAAGTTAATACTATGGCCCTAAAATTAGGTCAACACTGTGAATCTTATTTTATAAATAAATATGGTAGAGAAAAAAAGGTAATAGAATTTGAAGCATATCACAAAACTCATGTTTTAGGAGCTGAAAAAATTAAAAATATTACTAAAACAGGTAGAGTTTCATATAAAAATATCGGTGATAGAGAAAGAAAAAAATGGGCAATAGAACAAACTTTTTATATATTATCATGTAGAGATGATTTTGAAACTATGTCCGAGATATCTACGATTAAAAAAAAAGATGACCTATGCGATAATATATGTATGATGCAGGCTTTTAAAATTAAACATTTTTTAAAATAGCTATTTAAATATAAAAAAAATTAATAATAAGAATGGTAAATATAAACATTTCTGGAATTAGAATTTTTATATACAATGAGGAATTATCAAATTACGTACTGTTTATTCAATTCTTTTTTGTAAAAGATTATAAAACACTTTTCGACTATATAAAAATGTTAAGAGATATATATGTGCACTTACTAAGAGGTTATAAATATAAGTTTGATTTTTTACTTTGTATAGAAACAGATGATGGCGAAGAAGAATTTAAATGGGTTGAACAAACAAATGATAATTTTGTACAATTTTTATGTATAATTAATGAAAGAAAAGAAAAGAGTGAAGAAGACTCAGATAATAAGGAAAAAGAAGACTCAAATAATAAGGAAAAAGAAGACTCAAATAATAAGGAAAAAGAAGACTCAAATAATAAGGAAAAAGAAGACTCAAATAATAAGGAAAAAGAAGACTCAAATAATAAAGAACATAATGAAAAAAGAGAATTAAATGATAAGGAAAAAGAATTATGTGAAAAAAATTATACAAAAGAAAAATTAAAAGGTAAAAAGAAAAATGAACTACTTGAAATTGCTGAAAAACTTAAGATAGAAAGATGGAAAAATAAACATATAAAATATAATACTATAGCTGATATTATAGATGCTATATTAACTAATTAAATTTTTAAACTATTTTAGTTTAAAAATATTTATTGTCTTATAAAGGTTTATATAATGAAACATAAATAATTATTAAACTTGCAGCAGGACCCCCAACATTTTGATTTACTAAAGCTAATAAAGCAAAAACTCTTGCCCAACTTTCTAATATATTCCAATTTTTTATTAAAGCTGTAATTGCCCATATAAATAATAAAAAATATATTATTAAAAATAATATTAAAATTGGGTTGTCTAAAACTGTTAATGAGTTACATGTTGAATTATCATCTTCATTTGAAGTGTTTTTTAATTTAAAGTTTTCTTTATTTTTTTGTATTAAAGCATTCGCAATATTTGATAATGTATATTTTTCTAACATTTTTATAATATTAAAGTTTTTATTTTTTTATTTTAAGATCCTAAAATATTTTTAAGAGATGAATATGTTAATTCATTATGTTCATGTAGATCTTCTATCTCTGATATTTTTTTCATAAACACCCTATAATTATGTTCAGATATTGTGTTTCTATTATAAATAATTGATATCTTTTCAGAGTATTTTTTAGTATTCTCTTTATTGTTTTTAATATAGTCAGTGATTATATTTAAAATTCTATCTTTATTTTTTTCACTATTTATATTTGATATTTGATTTTCAAATAACAGTAATAATTTTAAAATATTTTGATCGTAAATATTTTTATATTCATTACTCAATCTATTTTGTTCTTTAACTTTTATGTCTGTATTTAAACCTCCATGATCAGCCTTTTCTTTTGTATAATAATCAAAAAGTGTATGACAATTAGCACATTTCATACTTCTACAACCTTCAGATTTTTCAATAGGTATTTTACAGTTTGGACATTCGCTTATATTTTTAAGATATTCAATATTTAATATATCACTTTCTTTACATTTATGATCACTTCTTTTAATTTTTTCACATTTTAAGCAGAATTCTGTACTACATTTTACACATTTTAATTCATCATCTAATTTCCCATTACAATATGATAGCATACAAAAACGTTTATTAGAATTAATAACTTTATTTATAACTTCTAAGTTTCCTTTACTAATTCTTTTTAACTTATCTTTCATACATAAATTTATTACTTTTTGTATTGACTTTGGAAATGTTTGAACAAATTTCATTTTTTCATCTCGCAAGTTTTGTATAATATCATTTTGTGCGATTTTATTTTTTATTTCATCAGAATTAGAGTTTAAAAAATGATTTAAACATAATAAATTATATTTATCTATGGTTTCAGTTGACAATTCTGAAATATTTGATAATAAATAATTTTTGTTACATTCTCTTTTAACACATTTAGGTATATCTTTATTAACATTTATATATTGAATCATACAATCATTACAAATAATAGAATCACATTTATCATCATAACAACGAATATAATTATCAGTTATATCAAAACACACGTTACAATTCTTCATGTATTTTTTACTTTATCTTGTATATTTTATTTTCATTTTTAAATTAACTTTAAAGTTAATTGTAAGAATATTATTTATTTGTTAAATATGTAGATGTAAAATCGTTTAAATATTCATCGTACTCAATAATTTTTAATATATCTTCGGTTTTTATTTTCTTTATTTTAGATATTTGATGTCCAACCATTAATTCATCCTGTATTTTCATTTTATCATGATGTTTACCAAATATAGCTTTTTCTATACCAGTATTTGATGTGAAATAATAAACATGAACTTCCGGTGCTAATTGTCCATATCTATTTATTCGCGCAACTCCTTGTTTTGTTTTTCCAGAATTCCACCAATAATCTGCTATTAATACGGTATTTGCACATTGTAAATTTAATCCATCTGATCCTAAACTATATGTAAGAACTAAGACACCATTTTTACTTTTTTCAAAATCAACGAGTATTTCTCCTCTTTTTTGCGGACTGTGTGTTGGATTAATCGTAAATACTGGTCTATTTTTTATATAATGCGTTATAACATTTACAGTTGTACGAAAAGATGTAAATATAACAACTCTATCTTTTGAATGTTCAATAAGAACTTTATTTATTTCTTGTAGTCTACTTGAAAATACAGAATCTTCATTATCAAGCCATGTATACAAGTTATTTTTAGTAAATTCTTCGTATAATAGTTTTGTTAATTCTGATTTATTTTCATAATCTGTTATATCTAAATATATTGAACTTAAAGTTATTAATGGACAAACTAAAAAAGTTCTAGTATGCATAATCATTACTAGTAAATAGCTTGAGAATTTTCTAACTTGTTCTTTATCTCCAGCTCTTTTAAATTCAAGAAGACTTAATCTTAACATTTTTAAAACTCTTTTAAGGGATAAATAAATAGCTGTTTCATATGTATTTAATCTATGATTAACAACCGTTTGATTTACTTTCAAATTTGTGGGAGTCATTATATTATTTTTTCTATATATAAGTGTTTCTAATAAACCCTTGAATTTTCTTGATCTAATAAGAATTTGTAAATCAGGTAGATTACGTGGATATTTACGATCATTTATCATTAAAAGATAACCTAATATTCTTTCATCTTTAGGTTCATCAAATAATGTACCAGATAAAACCCATCTATGTTCTGTACAAATTGAACAAATTGATCTTGATCTCGTAGAAGTGATATTAAAATAATTATGACCTTCATCAACTATAAGACAACCCCATTTAGATGCATAAAATAAATCTCCTCTTTCAGGATCTAACATATCAAGAAAAGGAGATTTAGGTTCAATATAAAGATTATAATTTATTGGAATACCTAGAGAATTTGGACGTTGGTCTATATAAATAAACTCATTTTCTATATCGTATGTTTTATAAAATGTCACGAGAGTTTCAGGTGTAGTTATTATTATTTTATATTTATTGAAATCACACTCTTTATTCCGGTTACTATTTATAAAAATTGTATATTTAAATTCATCTTCAAAAAATTTTTTAATTTCATTTTCCCATACACTAATTAAATTTTTTGCTACAACTATAAGAATTTTTGAATTATCATGTTCAGTCTGTTTTAATGCCACAAGAATTGAAATTAAAGTTTTTCCAGATCCCATAGCTAAAGAAATACCTCCACCACCTTTTAAAAGACATTCGTTGTATACATCTAATTGATATGAGTGTAATTTTTCCATATTTGATATTTTATTTGAATAGTAATATTTAAATTTCATTTTTTAAAATTTAAATATTAAATACTTTATTATTTTAAACCTCTAAACACTTTATTTATTTCATCTAATGGTACATCCTTGCGATTACCTTCTTTATCATATGATATGAACACTGTTCCGTTTTCATCTTTTGGAATATAATTATATTCTTGACACTTTATTAACTTCATTGATAATGCGAATATTAAATACTTAAGTCTCATCCTATTAACTAAATAAGATTTTATTTTTATATTTCAATTTTAAATGTGTCAAACCTCTCCCGGGGCACAAACCATTATTATGTAAAATTTTGAAACTTAAATTAAGATATGGATTTATAAATTTAAAATGAGTACATTAAACTTTATTGAATTAATAGAAAAGAATCCTATAATTAGGTTGAATAAAGATTATCAAAATAACTTGATAAATAAGATAGAAAAAAACTTTACAGAATCTCAACAACAATTATTTTTATCAAGTTTCTTTTGTTACTTGAATTATGATAATAAAAAAGATTTTATTATAGACTTTGATAATGTTTGGAAATGGTGCGGATTTTCAACTAAAAGCAATGCTAAAAGAATACTAGAGAAAAATTTTATAATAGATATTGATTATCAAGTTAAAAATCTCTCTCATCAAGTTGGAGAAGCGAGTTTACAAAACATGCATGGAGGGCAAAATAAAGAGACAATACTATTAACTATAAATACCTTTAAAAAGTTTTGTTTAAAAGCTGACACCTCAAAAGCAGATGAAATACATGATTATTATATTAAATTAGAAGAGTTATTACAAGAAACACTTGCCGAGGAAAATACAATTATTAAAAATCAACTTTTACAAGTACAAAAAGATAAAGAAAATATTGAAGAACAATTTATAAATACAAAAGAAGAGTATTTTAAACTTCAAGAAAATCATAAAAGAATTTTATATAAAAGACGTGTCCATAAGTTAAGAAAAGGTAAATGTTTTTATATACTTGAAAATACAAATGTAAGTAATGAAAAGAAAATAGGTACAACTACTAATTTAAATAGTAGAAGAGGTGGTTATAATACTTATTTTGATCCTAATTTTTTATATATTCTTTTTACACCTGAGTTTAAACTTATAGAAAAACTTGTTAAAATTAAGTTTAAAAATAATATTAAACAAAATAGTGATGAATGGATTGTTAATATTCCTGAAAATATTATAATTGATTTTGTTGAAAAGATGTGTAAAGAACTTGAAATTGAGTATGAAACTTTTTCAAAAATAGAAGAAGTTATTGTAGATTCTGAAAAGGATTTATCTATTTTAAATGAAGAGAATAAAAATAAAGAAGAAAAGGATGATGTTGAAGAAGAAAAAGACGAAGAAAAAGATGATGAAGAAGAAAAGGATGATGTTGACCATGTTGAAATTATTTATACAGAAGAAATGACTAAAAAATGTTCTAAATGTTCAACAGTTAAAAAATATTCAGAATTCAATAAAGATAAGACTAAAAAAGATGGTCATCATACAACATGTAAAGAATGTGAAAAAGAGGCTAAAAGAATTTATAAGGAACGAAAATTAAAAGAAATTGAAGAAGCTAATTTACAAGAGAAAGAATGTTATAAATGTAATAAAATACAACCAATATGCGAATATACAATACATGTATATACTAAAGATGGATATACTAAAAATTGTAAAACATGTTCAAGAATAGATCTGAATTCTAAAAGAAAAGTAGATAAAGAAAATAATGTTAGTTATATATGTGAGAACTGTAATAAAACGTATTTACGAAAAGATACATTTACAAAACATAAGAAAACGTGTTCAAATAAAACTTAATATAATTTTTCTTAACCTAAAAATCAGGTTAAGAAAAAGAAATAATTACATATAAAAATAAACAAAAATAAGTATATTTAATCATCTTCAAAAATAATTATACATTTTTCAGTTTCTATCATATTTGGTTTTTTATTAATATGTTTAGAAAATTTTTCAGAGTATTCTTTCGTTTCTTCTTCATTTTTAAATTTCCAAATATATTCTGCTTTAGAATTTGTTTTTCCTTGAGCAATTTCTCGTATTCTATGTTCTGGTTCATTTGTTTGACGAGATGCTTCAGCAATTGATATATATTCTTTGATAAATTCTCCTTCCAAACTATATTGCAAAACATTTCTTACCTTTTTATTTAAATTTTCTATATAAGAATGATACATATTATTAGAACTTGTAATCCATTCTAAATTATTGGCACAATTATTAAAAGTATCACCGTCTTTATGGTTTACTTGAAGATCGTCATGATCAGAAAATGTTTCTTTACCTTCAATTGGGTTAAAAGCATAGCAAATAAGTCTGTGTACTTTATATGTTTTATTATTTGTACATAAATTATAATAATTTCCACTTTTACTAAATATTAAAAATCTATTACTGTTCCAAATTTCTCCATTATTATAAAATTTATGCTTAGGCAATTCGTCTATTATTTTTGTTTTAATATTTTCAAATCTTTTTTCAGTCCAATTTATTTTTTCTTTAAAAGTATCACTTTGTTTACTTTTTTTACCATTATTACTTTGTACTTCTCGTTTAGTTATTATTTTTAAATTTTCTACTTTATTGTTTAATGGATTATTATCGATATGCGTAACCACATAATTTGGATCATCTAATTTAACATAATTTTCTATTTTAAATGTTTGAGCTACAAGTCTAGAAGCGTATTGATTTTTTCCATCAATATGATATCTATATTTACTAGAACATAATGTTAATATTTTATTTAAAGCATTTTTACAATTTCCTTTATCTGATATCCAACCACCTTTAATAGGTTTCCATAATTCTCCATTTTCATCTGTATACTCTTCGTCATCAGGTGTTTCTTTTAGTTTTTTATTTGTACACGTACGACATTGTTTGTTTTTCATAAAATCTTTAAATAATTTTTCTTTTTCAATACCACATTCACATATATATTTTAATTTTTCTGATTTTTTTATATAAAAAGTTAATACACATTTTTTCGATTCAAATAATTCATAATATATCCGGAAATTTTTCTTTAATATTTGTCATTTTACCTAAATTTTATTACAAATTTTGTAATAAAATCAATTTGTGAAAACCAAAAATATAATACACGAAGGAAAGCTTAGAGCACAGGAAATCCTAACGCACCTCCACTGATACGTATAATATTATTATTCACAGCAGTAATGACAAAATTAAAGGACTGTCCTTCATTATATGAACCTGTTCCAACAACATATGAAGAACCACCTGCTGTAGCTACAGCAGCATCGGAAGCTTCAGGTATGATTGAAACGTTGGTAAGTTTTCCATAGTTAGTACTACCTAGAGGATCTAAACAGATAAAATCTAGAGAATAACTGTAGGTGTGATAACCAGTTGCAACAGGTATAGTAGGAGCATTATACCAAGGGTTGACTAAAGAGAAGTAGTCAGATCCCATGTTTTGAAGTCTTGCAGTGTTTTCGTAAACAAGAGAAGTTTGAACGATAGGATCTTCAGAACCAGGAGTAGGGTTAAACGAGATAACACCACCAGCAACTGTAGGAGAAGTAGTAGTGTAGTTAGACCATTCAGAAATGCAACTTGTATTACGAACGGAGAAGAACAAAACTTTGATGGCATGAGAAAATCTGATATCAAAATTTTGTCTTCGGTTTGTCGCCGGAGTATAACTCTGAATTGGTGCAGTTTGAACCTGCTCAATCAAAATGTCCCTAGGGGCACAAGCCATACGTTTACGTTCATCGTTAGAAACGATGGCGTAGTTAGACCAGACTTGGCAAGTAAGGTTACTAGGCATTGAAGTAGCTAAGTAACCGTTAGAGACGGCAGTATTAACAGTAGCGTCACCAGTGCCTTGAGATTGAATCAAAAGATCTTGCCAAGGGCGGAAGCTGAAGTTAATACGCATTTCGTTATAGGGAAGAGCAGCTGTAGGAAGAGCGACACCACTATCACGAGCATAGAAGAATGGTAAAGGAAGATTGAGAGTAGCTTCACCAAGAGAAGAACCAGGTCCGACAGGTTCAATCAATTCCTTAATATTACCAATCATATTGTTGTATCCATTTTGTTTAGAGGCAGGAGTAGTGAAAGCAGCCCAGAAGTCAAGATGGTAGTTATCGAAACGAGCAGCAACGAGATCGTTAAATGTGATGGCACATTCACGAATAACATTGTGCATTAAGTTTCTAGTCCAACGAATGTATGTTCCAGAAGTGACACTAGAAGCCAAAGTTACAGCAGGGATAGTTAATCTGAGCCAGGATTGTAAAAGGTAATCACCGGCACGAGAAATACTAACAGACCATTCTTGCCCAAAAGCAGGGGAACCGGAAGCTCTGCTTAAACATACAGGAACTTGGGTGAACCACGTAGCCTTTCTTGTTTCGCGAACAAAATAAGCAGTGGCATCGGAACCACCATACATGTACTTTTCAATTTCATCAAAAGTAGCTAAGTCAATGAACCCTGAGGTTACATTAGATGTGCATATAGAAGACATTTTATATTAATCCAAGATATTAAAATTTTCAAAAAAAATAATTAAATAATGTCTTAAAGAATTAATTTTTCCTTTAAATATTTTATTTTACCTTATTTTTTATATCAAGTATAGTTTTTTCTTAATCTTTTCTTCATTTATTATATTATTTCTTATTTTACATATTATAAAATCATTTTTTATCATTTATTTTTAACTTTTAGATATAACATATGTATTATGTTACTTCATTTTTATTATTATTTTATAAAGATATTTTTATTATAATATTTTTAATATAATAAACTACTTAACTAAACTTGAAAATTGTTCAAAACTAATCTCATTATTTTTTAACATCTCTCTATATAAATGTATATTATTATTTTTATTGTTATCATTATAATTATCATTATTTTTAAAGTAGTTATCTCTATTCAGTTTACATATTTTCTTAAAATTATATTTTACATCTAATAACATATCTTCATTTAAAATATAAAATGTTTCATCACTACCACCATACTTATAGTAAAAATTATTATCTTTAAGATAGTGTCTAAATTCTCTTTCACATACTAAAGAATTATAACATTTAACTACGATTATTATTTCAAAATTTTTAAAATTAATATTCTTAAAATGTGTATCTCGTCGTTTTAAATAATCTGATGTTTCTCCAAACTTAAATATATATTTTTCATCTACTTTATTAACAAAAGCCATATATAATACATTATATTTTGAAAAATCTTTATTATATTTTCTAAATTCGTTTGATGAGTTTTTTATAATTCGTAACATAGTATCTTCATTATTTTCTTTTATTGTATTCATTAAGTTATTAAATTCAATTATATGTTGTTTTGGTTTTTCTTCAATCTCTTTAATTTTATTTTCTAATAATAAAATTTTTTCCTGGTACAAGTTTTCGAGTTCACTATTCGATTTTTCATTACCAAGTTCAACTTTTCCTGTGATAAGTATTTCATCTGTCCATCTAATCATTTTAACTCCAAAATCAGGAGAAATCCATCTTGCTATTTCAATTGCCACTAAACGATGTCCCCAAGTGGCTCGATTTTCATTTGAACCTGTTTCATACTTTATTAATTCATCCCCCGGAATTCCGATGGACGAAGAAAGAGCCTGAAAAAATGCTTCAGTATTTTTATTTTCTTTCCAATGATAAAATTCTTTTCCACCTGCTTTACACAATTGTGTTAAATTAATATAACCATCTTTAAGTCTTATTAACACATCTATTCCATTTAATATTAAATTTTCACTAGTTTTTTTATCTTTTTCAATTTCTAAATTTTCAGTTTCTTTAATATTTTCATGCTCTTTAACAGTTTCAGATTTTTCAAATTTCTTTTTAATATTATTTATAAAATTAGTAATTGTGGTTTTGATTTCAGACTCTTCTTTATAAAGCCATTCTACAAGTATTAGAGCTAAATCGGGATGACCATAAGATACTTTAATACCAAATTCGTCAACTGAATCATTTCCAGAAATATAATGTTCAGTATTATCGTTTAAGTACGAAACGCATGATGAATGTTTTTTAAAGTTTCTAATGTCTCTATCTTCTACTTCCAACATATCTGTCAGGTTAATAAAATTTGTATTTCTATTGATTCGAATAAAATTATTTTTAAGTTTCATAAAATACGGATCAACAATTTTTTCGGAGTCTTTATAAAGTTGAATAAAGTGTTTATTTATAAAAGTTCCATAATCAATAAGGTCATCATTATTATTTAATTTTTTATTAACTTCGCCTAACCAGTTACCGTAATCAGTAAATAAATCTTTTATTATCCATGTTCCTTTGTTTTTAAAAGAATAAACAGATAACATAGGTTTATATTTTGTATCGAGCTCTTTAATTTTATCTGTTGCTAAACGTCTTCTTTTCCATTTATCTACTCTATGTTCAGGTAAAGAAAGACTATTTATATTAATAAAAAAATAGCCATTAATATAACTTACATATAATATTGATTTTTTATTTTTATAATCAATATGTATTTGTGTATGATTCTTGAGTATATCATCGATTAAAATCGGTTTAAAGATTTGTCTAATATTATTTGACATTGGTTTGTATATTTTATTTAAATATACAACTCCTTAAATTTAAATTATATTATTTCATACTTTTCTTATGTTTAAAAAATTTATATTTTATTTAAAAACTTAATTTTTATGTATAAATGGATTTCATTCAATCTACAGTATATTCTTTTTCTACTTTAATTAAAAATTATATTTATACATGCTCAACTACTTCTGAGGTTGAAGTTACAAATATGGAAACTACAGAGGGTGATGATTTATAAAATTTATAACCAAAAAATCAAGATCTTTAAAAATTCCAAACATTATTTATGAATAAAGATGAAAATATAAATCAATAAGATATAAATCGAAAAGAAAATAAATTTTATATACAAAAAAGTATATAAAATTAAACTGTTAACGCAGCCAATTCCTTTTTAAATGTATTATTATCATCTTTTAATTTGAGTATACTTTGTTGTGGATCCATCATCATATCAAATTTTTCCATATCTATACCTCCACTATCATTTGTATACCATTTATTAGCTATATCTACAGTCTTCTTTTTTATACCTCCGTCTACAATATATTCTGTTAGTTTTTTTGCTTCCACATCTTTTTTAATTTCTCCAGTACTATCTTTATATTTAAAAATTTGTCTACTTGGATCAGTACAAATATAAAGAGGTTTTCCATTATCGTCTTTTAGAAGTTTATCTTTAACAAAATTAGCAATACCTTTCTGACCATTTATAGCATAATTAATATTAAAATCATTTTCTATCACATCTTTTATTCTATCAATATTATCAAAGTCTAAAGATGTAGTTATGTTTAAAGTATTATTATTAGTTGTAGTTGTAGTATTTTTAGGTTGTTTTGCAATTTCTTTAATTAATTCATGATCATCTTTTAAAGTATATAATCTACCATTTAACTCTGCAATTTTTTGTTTCAGTTCAATATTTTCTTCTTCTTTTTTTTTTAATTTATTTTCAAATTCTTTTTGAAGATATTTTTTTTCTTTAATAAATTCTTTTTGAAGATATTCTTTTTCTTTAATAAATTCTTTTTGAAGATATTCTTTTTCATCTTTTAATTTAATATGAAATTCTTTTTCTTTACATATATTATGATGATTTAATAAATGTTGTTTTGTCATAAATTCTTTATTACAATATTCACATATAAACTCGTTTATTATTTTAGAGACGCCTTGTATTTTTAAACAATATTTTGCTGTTTTCTGATGATTATTTAAAGCTGATTTACTAGTAAATGTTTTATTACAAAAATTACATTCCATTTTATATTGAAAATCTAAGTTCTTAAATAACATTTTCTAATATTTAGAAAATAAAAGAAAATTTTTCTAATATTTAGAAAATAAAAGAAAATTTTTCTATTTTTTAGAAAATGAAAATTTCATCCGGAGGAGATAATTTTTTGATCCTGAAAAATAGTTTTAAAGTATTTGATATTTTTAAAAAAATTATTTTTGATTTTAAAATTTTTTTTCCACACACACAAAAAAATGTGTGTGTGGAAAAAAATTATTAGCATATTTTAATTTATTTTTAAATTTTACATACAATTACGCCTGGAATAATTTATTTTTAAATTTTACATACAATTACTCCTGGAATAATTTATTTTTAATAATTACTTGTGAATTTAGATTTAGTCTACAACTTACGTTATAAGATTTTTCTTAAAGTAAAAGATGACAACGGTTATATATTAAAAACGTTTATTTATTTTAAAATATTTTTAGTAATAAATAATGTCAACAAGATTACCATGGGATTTTGTAGAACCACAAGTTTGTTATCCTACAATATATACAAATATAAATTACAACGGAGAGAGAAAAAATAGATCGCATTCGGTAAGAAATATAACAAATGAAGACCAATTATATTCTCTAAAAGTTTTAAAATCTTTATCAGCTGTAACAATAGAAGAAAATTTTAGCTGGAGAAAAAATGGAGGAAATAAAATAGAAAAACCTAGAAACCAGGGTGCATGTGGATGTTGTTGGAGTACTTCTGTTTCATCTGTATTAGGTGATAGATATTCATTAAAATATAATATACCTTCATTATATCCGAGTGATGTATGGTTAATAGCAAATACATATAAAGAAATGGGAAATTTACCACAAGACGCTTGTGAAAATGGTGGAGATCCTATAACTGCTATAATATGGTTGTCTGAAAATGGTACTAAAGTTGAGAAATGTTGGCCATTTTATTTAATATCAGAACATGATTATATAGCACCAAATTCTTTACCAAATAATTGTTGTATAACGTGTTGTGATACTAAGTATGTAGAACCTTTTTCAAATACAATATTAAAGGTCAGACCAAACTCTTTAAGAAATTTAGTAGTTACAGATATTACTGGATATTATATAAACGAAGAAGCTACAATAAGATTAATACAAAATGAAATTAAAACAAATGGACCGGTTGTAACGACATTTCGTGTATATAAAGATTTTAATATATATTGGAAATATGCTAAAGGAGATGTGTATATCTTTGATGATACACCATCTAATTATACAGGTGGACATGCTGTTGTAATTACCGGATGGAGTACAGAAACTTTAGATATTAATATAGGTACAAAAATAGTTAGAAAGAAAGTACGATGTTGGGAAATAAGAAATAGTTGGGGTACTGATTCCGGTGATGATGGATATTGCAAAATAGCATTTTCGACAGATGTACAAGCTAATAAAGTTATTGAAATAGATATACCTAAAATATTAGTAAGAAAAACATTGAATACAAATATGATTTGTAGCGGAGGAGTAGTAACATTTTTACCTGGAGAATTACCAGATTCAGCATATGAAATATTAAACATTGAAAAACCTGTAAAAAGTACTCAACCACCTAGTACACCAATTATAGTTAATACATACAATATAGGGACAATTATAGGTATATTCTTTGGAGTATTTGTAGGAACTGTAATTATTGGTATAATATTAAAAAAAATAAAATCAAAAATAAATTCAAAAAAAAATCAAATATTTCCGTAAATAAATGTCAAAAAAATATAAAAGTATAGTGAGAAAAAGTAAAAGTATAAGAAGAAAAAGTAAACGTATAAGAAGAAAAAGTAAACGTAAAAGTAAAAAATATTTCGATGGAATGCTTATAAAATATATAGATAAATTAGAACCTGAATATGATAGTGATAGAAAAACAGATAATATTTATAGAAAATATGTTAAAAAAGGTGTAATAGGCGATAATGAAATGGAAATAATAAAGATATTAAAAGAATTATATGATGGAACACGTAGTTCTTTTAATAATGAACCATATAATAAAAATCTTATAGTAATTAAAGAAATTGTAGATGATAAAGAAAATAATATAAGATATTATCAAACAGAAGTGTTAGATACATATATTAAAATAAAAGAAGAGAATGAAGAAGAAAAACAAAAAAAATTATTTAATCAGATACACAAATTAAATAAAACAAGACGTTATTTACAAAATAATGGTATTGCATATATTGATTGGAAAATAGATAATACTGGATTATCATATGACGGAGAAATAAAACTTTTTGACTTTGATTTCTCTGGAGTTTTTGAAAAAATTAAAGATATTACACCTAAATGGATATTAGAACCTCAGTCATCGTTTAATTATCAATTTTCTCAAATAATATTTAATACATATTCATGTAAAAAGTAATCCTCTTAATTTAGATACGTTTTTATTTAGAAATATGTTATTTAATTTAAATAATAAACAAGTAGATATTATAGATCTTCCAAAATAAAATTTAAACTATTATCTAAGTTTAAATTTTTAATATAAATTTTCAATATAATTTTTTAATTTAATTTTAGGTTTCCAGTCAAATTCTGTTTTCATTTTATCAAAAGGTATTATAGAATTGTGTCTTTCACCTTTTCTATTATCAATAAAAATAAAATTAGTATTGAATAGTTTTACAATATCTAAAATTGAAAAAGATTCTTTTGCAGCCAGAGTATAGCCGTCTCCATTTCCTTTAATTGCAGCTAATAAAATACCGTCAATTATATCATTAATATGTGTAAAAATTCTAGTTTGTGTACCAGGTTTAACAACTGTAAGAGGAATATTTTTTTTAAATTGTTCTTCAAATATACCGATAACAGTTGCATAATCTCCATTATTAATTTGTCCTGGACCATATACATTATAAAAATAACAAATAGAAAAATTCAAATTATACCATGTTTTATAATTCTTAATAAGTTCGATATTTTTGCTTTTTGTAAAAGCATAAGGACTTAGATTTTCATTATTTTCTCCAAAAATTGCGGATGAACCACTATATATAAGTTTAGATTTTTTTAAAATAGTATAGTCTAAAATTTGTTGTGTACCAAAAAAATTAGATTGAAATACTTTATTTGGTTCGTCAAATGATTTATGAATTCGTGAATACTCTCCGAAATGAAATACATAATCAGGTTTAAATTCTAAAATTTCTTTAATATTAAAAATGTCCCATGTGTTAGCGTTAATATAATGAATATTTTTATTTATAACATGATTATCTATTGAACCAGTTGAATAGTTATCAATTGAAATAATAAAAATATCATCGTAAATGTAAATAAGTTTTTTAATTAAATTAGACCCAACAAAACCTGCTCCACCTGTTATTAAAACTTTCATTTTATATTAAAATATTAATATAAAATCTTTAAATTAAAATCTATTTATTTTTTCCGTATTATCTTTTGTTTTATGTTTATATCCTTCTTTTGAACATCCTAGGAATGCAAATGCAAACCAAACCATTAATAAAAACAAAACAAAGCAATGTAATAATGTACCAAAAGGTGTTGGTGTTCCAGAAATTATTGTAGACTCACTTAATCCAGGAATTCTTGAAAATAACATATTTGTTAGACCATAAACTGGTTTGAGTGAAACTGCAATAAATGCTAGTAAAGAACATAAAACAAAAAGTAAACCGTATCCAAAATTTGCCATTTATATTATAAAATAATTATTTTTATTTTTATTTTTATTTATTCAACATTGAAAATTTTTTTACATCTTGCAGAATATTTTCGTGGAGTATATTCACCTTTAATCCATGAATCTAAATCTTTTCTACAAATATCTTTATTTTTTAACCAATTCATTCGTTCATTATATTGATCTTCATTTTCTTCGTCTAATTTAAATGGATAATAAGTGTCCATCATGAAAAAAAATCCAAGTTTATCATGTACACATCTTGCAGAATGTAATAAAAAATTTTGATCTGGATAATAATTTCCCCAATAAACAACTAATTCATCTTTTATTCCGTATGGAATTATATTAATATTTTTTTTTATATTTTCATCATTTTTATAAAGTTGTGCTAAAGAACTTTGTTCGTGAAAGTCTTTAAAATAATCTGTTGCATTATTCCAAATTTTATCCATCAAATCAATATTAAATTTTTCATTTTTAATAAACATTACACCAGTATTAAGTATAGTTGTATCTTGTGTTAATGCAAAAATATAATCACCATATATATATTTTTGAATAAAATATTCAAGTTTAACATTATGTTTTAAAATTTGACAATCTGCATCAATCCAAACTAAATAATCACATTCTTTTTCTTTTAAAATTTTTTGAATTAGTTTAATTTTATACCAACATGGTGATCTAGTATTATCAAAAACAGTATCTAACTCATTTTCAGTCTGTATAATAAATTCGTAATTATGTAGATTGCAATAATACTCGAAATTTCTAATGGAATATTTAACAATATCTCTATACCAATCATTGATTGCTAAAGTACAAACTATTATTTTCATTTACTTAATGAAATTTATTCCTTAAATAAAAAAAGTGTTATTTAATTTAAAAAATTAATTATATTCAAAAAATGAATAGAATTGAAAGCATTAATAAAGAAAATTTATGGATTAAAGAAAACGAATTTAAAATAATACCTCATGAAGAGTTTAACAATCTTACAATTCTTAATACATTAGGTTTATACGAAAGAATAGTATCACTTTTAAAAGAATTAATATTAATTTTTAATATCAAAGAAAATTATAAATTAAGGATATATAATTCAAGTCATGGCGGATATATACCTTTAAAATGTTCTGATTTATTTTCAGAAATAAATATTATTAATCAAAATGATGAACATAATGAAAATATACAAAAGAATTTAAAGGAGTTTAATATAAATAATATTGTTTTAAATGAAACCAACAATGACTCTGCAGATATTATTTTTATTGAAAATTATAATTATTCTGATTTAAATATATATATAAATAGTTTAATCTTACTATGTCCAGATTCTTTTTATTTTAATGATATGAATGTAAAATTTAATTTAACAAACACTAATTATGTTTTATATATTAATGATAGTATCTTAGATTCATTTATAAGAGAATTTCATTATTTTATAAAAGAAGATGGTATAAGTTTAGACTATGATAATTTAATTAATTATACAATGATAATAAAAAATGGTGGTGACGAACTTGAAAATATATTAAAAAATAATTTACCTTTCATAGATAGATGGACAATATTGGATACTGGAAGTACAGATAATACAATAAATATAATAAAAAAAGTATTAGGAGATACAAAGAAAGGGAATTTATATACAGAACCTTTCATAAATTTTAGAGATAGTAGAAATAGATGTTTAGATTTGGCCGGAAAAATTTGCAAGTTTAACTTAATGTTAGATGATACTTATATGTTACAAGGAGATTTACGAAAATTTTTAAATACTGTAAGAGGAGATCAATTTTCAGATTCTTTTAGTATGTTTATAGGTAGTCATGATGTTTCATATTGTTCAAATAGAATTATAAAATCTGAATCAGAATTAAGATATATTTATAGAATACATGAAGTTATAACCCCAAAAAATAATAAAAATGTTATAGTACCTAGACATCATTCATATATTTATGATTTTAGATGTGATTATATGGAAAATAGGACTATGAGTAGAAAAGAATATGATTTACAAATATTATTTCAAGAACTTAAAGATGATCCAAATGATCCAAGAGCATTATATTATTTAGGTCAGACATATAATGTGTTAGAAAAATATGATTTAGCATATAAATATTATGTTGATAGGGTAAATCATCCTACAGAAGGTTTTATACAAGAAAAAATAGATGCATGTTTTGAAGCTGCACGTATGGCTAATTTTAAATTAAATAAATCATGGGAAGAATGTGAAAAATTATATTTAAAATCATTTGAATTAGATAATACAAGAGGTGACTCATTATACTTTTTAGGTATTCATTATTTTTTACTTGCTGAAGTACATAAGATTGATGTTTCAAAAAATCATAAAATAGCTTATGACTATATGAAAAAATGTTTAGAGTTAGGTTATCCGGAACATTGTCAATATAGTCTAAAACCTACTTTACATTATTATTTTTTACCAAAGTTTTTAGCACATTTATCTTATATTTTTAGAGATTATAAAACAGGTTTATATTGTTCTGATTTATTTTTGAATAGCACAAAAAATGGACCAGGAGAAATTTTTAAAGAATGTTATAATCATAATGATGTAAAGACAATGGAATCATGGAAAAGTTTATTTAATGTATTATTATTACGTCCTTCAAATATTGTAAAACAAAAAAATACAAATAAAGTACCATATTTTGTTTTTATGCAAGACGGCGGATTTAATTCTTGGACTGGAAAAGATATTTTAACAAAAGGTATGGGTGGTTCAGAAACATTTACAATTGAAATGGCAAGATATTTACAAAAAACAGGTTATTTTCAAGTTGTAGTTTTTTGTAGATGTGAAGAAAATGAAATATTTGAAGGTGTTGAATATAGAAATATAAATGAATATTTTACATTTGTACATGAAAATGATGTACATTCGTGTTTAATAGGAAGATATTCTGAATACTATCCTTATACGATAGATAGTAACGTACAAAATATTTATTTAATTGCGCATGATCTTGATTTTACAGGTAATGTTATTCCAATAGATACTAAACTTAAAAGAATATTTTGTCTTTCTGAATGGCATGTTGAATATTACTCTAAATTATATACTGATTTAAAACCTTTTTTATCATCGTTTGGATACGGTATAGATATTAAAATGTTTAATCCCATAGAAAAAAAAATTCCTTATAAATTCATTTATTCATCTTTTCCTATAAGAGGTTTATTACCTCTATTAGAAATGTGGCCTAAAATACTTAATCGATATCCTTGTGCAACATTACATATACATTCTGATGTTGATGGTTGGTGGTCTAATAAAAATAGACCTGAAGAAATGAAAAAAATAAAAGAATTATTACATAAGTATAATGAAATTAAACCTTTAAAAGAATCTTTATTCTATAAAGGATGGACTAGTAAAAAAGAATTAATTAATAATTGGAAGAATTCTGATATATGTTTTTATCCATGCACATATTTAGAAACATTTTGTCATACAGCAATGGAAGCAGCAATATCTAAAACTTTAATAGTAACAACAGATTTAGGAGCATTAAAATCTACAGTAGGGGATAGAGGAATTTTATTAGATGGAGACTTTTATAATTTGGAATTTCAAGATAAAGCTTTAATTGAACTTTTTAAAGTTATGGATAATATAGAACTTAAAAATAAACTAATAGAAAAAAATTATAATTGGGCTTCGAATTTAACATGGGAAAACAGGACTAGAACTTTAATTGATGAACATCTAAAACCTACTATTACACATTCTCCAACTCAACAATTTAAAAACATAGATAATAGATTAAAATATGCTAATATGTTTAATTGGACAAATGATCTACCTGAAGGAAAGTATAAAACTTTTACTGATATTTTAAATTATGTTAATTGGAAGAATTCAAATAAACAAATAAATGTTTTAGAAATTGGAACTTATACTGGTGTGTCATTGATTAAAATATTAGATTTTTTTCCAAAGTATAAAGCAACAGTAATTGATGCATGGAAAAATTATACTGAAGTAAATAATAAAAATAAAATAACTTATATGGACGAAATAGAAGAAAACAACATTGAAAAAATATTCTATGAAAATATAAAAATTGCTGAAATAAAAAATCTGACTGTTATAAAAAATGATTCTACTACAGCTTTATTTGATTTAATTAATAATGGAGAAAAATTCGACTTTATTTATATAGACGGTTCACATATGTTATTAGATTCATATACAGATATACTTTATTCTTTTATTTTATTAGATAAAGGAGGAATCATGGCAATTGATGATTATCTTTTTAATACTGGAGATTTTAATGATAAATTTGACAGTCCTAAATTGGGAGTAGATAAATTTCTTAAAGATTTTAGTTCAAAATTGAAAATTTTAAATAAAGCTTATCGTGTGTTTATAGAAAAATTATAAAATAAAATTATTATACCTAATGGTATAATAATTATCCTTCAGTTCTTTAATTTTATAAAATTTTTCTTAACTTAATTTTTAGGTTAAGAAAAATAATCTTTTAAAGTCTCGTTGTTAAAGTCTACCTAATTTTTTATAAATTTTGATAGAATTTTCAACGCCAAATATAGCATAAAATATTGTTTCAACTATATAAAGTAAAGGTTTAAAAATTCTTAAAAAATGTAATTCCTGATCTGGAGTATAAATTACATGTTCTAAGCAATCTTTACCATACGATTTTTCTAGTAACGCATTATATTCTACTGGAATGAATATTTCAAAATCGCAAAATTTATGTAATAATGGTTTTTCTAATAAAGAAAAATTATCATTAGGCCATAAAATGCTTGAAACGTGGTATGTAGGTTTATTATTTATATATGGATATGAATAAATGTAATTATTATGTTTAAATTTTTGGAAAGACAATTCATCTCTATCAATGAAAAATATGTCTAAATGTACTAATGGTTTGTATATTTTTTGTATTGACCAAGCAGGTAAAGTTTTAATTAATATATATCCATTTTTTAAAAGTTCAAACCATAATAAACTTATTTTTTTTCTATTTTGATATGAACCTATAACAGCCAAATCTACATCATCATCCCAAGGTATAAAAGTTTTATGTCTTATAGCACCTAATAATGTACCTCCAATTGCAAAGTATTCAATATTATTTTTAATAAATAGGTTATGAATAAATTTAGTTAAATCATACATCTCATCAAATGCTTCTTTTTTTAATATTTTTGGAACTTTTCCATCAAAAATTAAATTTTGCATTGTATATATTTCATCTTTTATAACATAACTATATATAGTATTTGCAAGTATATTAGTTTTAGAATAATACATTTAAATTATTCTTTCTATATTTTAAATTATATTTAAAAACCAAAATTATAAATATAAATTGATGTGTGGAATAAGTTTTGTAGTTACTAAAAGAAATATTACCGGATTAGATTGTTTGAATGATATAAAACATAGAGGACCGGACAGTGATAGACAAATTCATTTTAAATTTTTAGATTATTATGTTTATTTAGTATTTCATCGTTTATCTATTATAGATTTAGAACATGGTATACAACCTTTTTATTACAAGGATGAAAGAAGGGAGGTTTATCTTTTATGTAATGGAGAAATTTATAATTATAAAAGTTTAATTGAAAAATATAATTTAGATACAACTTCAGATTGCGAAGTAATTTTAAAAATGTACTTAAAAAATATGTCTGTTGATGATATAATAAAAAATTTAGACGGAGAATTTGCTTTTACTTTTATTGTAATAGTTAAAGATAAAATAAACATATATTTTGGGAGAGATAGATTTGGTATAAGACCATTATTTTATAAATTCGATAATACAGGTTTATTTTTATCCTCAGAGATGAAAGGTCTACCCGAACAAGATGGTATACAAGTTGAGCCAAGAAAAATATATCATACTAATTTATTAGAACTAAATATATATACTTATTATTATATTGGAAGTAAAGAAACAATTTATAATGAAAATTTGGCTTTGGAATTAATAAAAACAAACTTAACTAATTCAGTGAGAGATAGAATGCAAAGTGAAAGACCTATTGGAGCTTTATTATCTGGAGGTCTGGATTCATCATTAATATGTGGTATAGCTTCAAATATATTAAAAGAAACAGGAAAAAGATTAAATACTTTTGCAATTGGTATGACAGACGACACTCCTGACATAGTATATGCACGTAAAGTTGCAAAACATATAAATTCAATTCATCATGAAATAATAATTCCGGTTCAAAAATGGATTGATTCTTTAGAGAATGTAATTAAACAAATTGAGACATATGATATAACAACTATTCGTGCAAGTACAGGACAATATTTAATTTCAAAATGGATAAGCGAAAATACAGATATAAAAGTTATATTAAATGGTGATGGTTCTGACGAACTTACAGGAGGATATTTATATTTTTTTAATGCACCTGACTCCGAAAAATCTCATTTAGAAAATCTAATATTACTTAATCAAATACATAATTATGATGTTTTGAGAGTTGATAGAGGAATAAGTGCGTTTGGGCTTGAGTCTCGTGTACCATTTTTGCAACAAAATTTTGTAGATTTATATTTAAGTATAGATAAAAATTTAAGAAATCCGATAAGAGGAAAAAGGATGGAAAAATATCTTTTAAGAAAAGCATTTGAAAGTGAAAATATAATTCCAAGTGAAATTTTATTTAGAACTAAAGAAGCGTTTTCGGATGGTTGTTCTAATTTAAGTAAATCTTGGTTTGAATATATTCAAGAATATGTTGAAAAACAAGTATCTGATGTTGAATTTAAGACAAATACAAATTTCCCTTCTAAAGAAGCATACTGGTATTACAAAATTTTTAAAAAATATTATCCTAATTCACAATTAAAGGTGAATTACTGGTTGCCTAAATGGACAAAAGAACATAATGGAAATCCATCTGCAAGAGTTTTAAATATTTATAAAAATGAATAAATTTATTTTATGTACAATAAAATAAATTTAAGTAAGATGTTAAAACAATATATAGTTATACTATTCTTTATAATTTTAATTTTTACATTATTAATTTATACATTTGTAAATTATATAAACATGTCTGAATGTGGTTTTGGTATATACAAAAATATATATAAAATTATTTATATAATATTAATATATATTACCATATTTAGTATTATTCTTTTTATAAAATTATTGTATACAGCTGATTATAATATTACATATTATATTCGTATTTGCGGGGCAATAATGTTATTTTTGTCAGTAGTTTTGGCATTATTTTATTTAGGATCTTATAAAAATAATTTAATACATGTTTTCCATGGAACTAATATCCCTTTAGATACTTTTGGTATAGATGGAAATATTTATGTTGATGATTCAGATAATATAATTGATATAGACAATTTAAAATCAGATGATATAAAATCTAATAAAATATACACAAAAATCAACAGTGTTTGGAAAAATATAAATTTTATAGGAGAAGGAGATCCTAATACATGTGTGACACCGAATATTTGCGGGAATATTATTGAAGCTCAAAACGATGATATATTTTTAGATAAAAATAGACTACTTTGTTACATTAAAATAAAAAAAAATCCTTGGTTGTTCGGTAATGTAGAAGATAAATGGCTACCTATATTTCAAGAAGGAAATGATATAAACAAAATTAATGACCAAAATAAAGTATTTTATAATACAGAAGAAAAAGCTGTATATAATAAAATTAATGGTTATTGGTTTAAAAATTCTTATGAATACCAATCGTCATGTAAAGATATTACTTTTCTTCTACTACTTTTTATATTATCTATAATATTCATTTTTAATTCACAAATAATTTTACTTTTTTTAACTATTCTTTTTAAACAATATTAAAAATTAAAAAAATATTTTAAATAATAAATTATGACTACAAATAAAAATTTTTTAACTGTATTTCCAGGTATTATTTTATCTTTTATAGCATGGTATTTAAGTATGATGGTGCAAAGTTTACAATGTAATTCAAAAATTATAAGTACATGCATTATTTTCTTGCATATTTTAAGTTGTATTATACTTATTGCACCATTTATTTTTAATAATTTACTTTTGGATATTATTTTAGTAGGTTTATTATTTCTTTATTTTATTATACTAATAACAGTAACTATACTTTTTAAAATTATAAATTCAAATTGTTTTGACATAAATCCCTTCTTATTTATAATCAACACATTTTTAGTAATAGTTTTATGTCTTTTTGCATCATATATAGGTCCAATAAAAATGGTTTCAGTATCTTTTATTATTTTCGGATTTTTTTTGTTTATATCAAACTTAATTTATTACTTATATTACGAATCAAATGATGATAAAGAATGCGGAAAATTATGTTCATCTCCTAAAAATTATAGCAGTTTTATGTTTGTTTTTGGTATAATCTTGATCATAGTAGGTTTCGGTGTCGATAAAAAGATTTTTAAAAGAAAAAATTGAATAAGAATTTTTTATAATTTTTAAATTATAAAAAATATATATGACAAGACGAATTAATGATAATATAATTTTAACCATATTTCCACATTTATTTTCTTTAATTTATACATTTAATAATATAACGTATTCAAGTTTAATTTTAATGTCAACATTAACATCAATTTTATGGCATTTAGACAGGGAAAAAAATAAATTTTTATTTTTTGATTACATATGTGCTTCGTCTTTATTTTTATACGAACTAAATATTGGCATAGAATACGAGATATTACAAAGTGTGTTATATTCTAATATTTTACTTTTAATAATGAATAAAACTATACTTATTTTATCCATAAAGAAAAAAATTAATTACATTAAATGGCATTCTTTATTTCATTTAATGTCATCTTTAAAAACAATTTTTATAGCTTATTCAACCTTTAAATTCTAAAAACATTTTTGTTTTTAGAATTTTATATATATAAATTAATTGTCTGATTTATGCCTTAGTTTTACCCTTGGCTTTCTTTTTCTTTGGCTTTTCGTCATCAACAGTCTCTTCCTCGACAGTTTCTTCATCTGTCTTTTTCTTTGAGTTTTTCTTTGTAACCTTAGGAGGTTTTTCATCCTTTGGTTTGGGCTTTTCAGCCTTAGAACCATCAGATATTCTTTCCTTTTCGTCTGCTGCAAGTTGCTTATACTTTTCTAATTCATCTCCGCCATCTTCCTTCAAAGCATTCCACAATTTAGCAAGCTCTTGTAAAACTTCCTTTGGAGACATAGAAGGATTTTCCTTTTTAACACTGCTTCTATTATCATTGCTAAAAAGAACATAAGCACTTTTAGGTCTTTCAATTTTTTGCTTTGGAACAACAACCTGATCAGGATTGTCTTCGATGAACTTTGCATACTCATCTTCATATCTCTTTTTATCCTGTTCTGCTAACTGGTTCCATTTCTTTAACTTCTTATCATCTGAAGAAATCCCCTGCCATAGTTCTCCTAACTTAGAAATAATTTGTTTATTGTCTAACTCTGGAAAATCTTCTTTTACGGAAGCTCTCATTTCATTACAAAAACATATATAAGAACTCTTTGCTTTCTTCGGAGCATCCTTATGCTTCTGTTTCTTTTCGGATTTCTTCTTATCTCGTTGTTGTTCTTTCTTTTGTTGTCCTTTGATTGTAGTTGAAAGATTTTTTTGATTTTCTTCTGAGGTCCACGATTCGATAACATGTTCGTCTACACTGTTTGATTCCAAGAATAATTGTACATATTCATTAACGTATTCAAATAAAGTTTTCATCTTAGTTTTTCCCATACCCGTTATGTTACTGGGTATTTGACCATAAAATTCAATTTTTTTTTTCTAGTCTAATTTTACTTAATATTTTAAATTATATGTTCATGTTAATTCTTTACAAATTCCATTATAAATAATATAATAAGTACAAAAAATAAGTTAAATAAATCTTTAATATATATAAATGGATACAGAAAAACTTTTAAATAATACAAACGAGAGAAATATCGATAACATACGTTATCAAATATTTTTAAAAAACCAATCTAGTCCTTATTTTAGTACTATAAAAACAAATAAAAATGTAGTAACAGATTTTGATATATTTCCTTATAATAGATTTTTTAGAGGAGAACCTTTATCATCACACCCTATTGTTGCTGAAAGAGAAGCTGGATGGAGACCTATAAATACTGAATGTTATGACCCTGAATATTATAGAAATGAGAAACTTAAACAACATGATATAAAAACACCTAGAAATTATTTTCAACCTCCATGTAGTACAGTTTACCCTAAATATGTGAGTGAAAGTGATATATCTTTTAGTGATATAAAATTAAATGAAAATTGTGTAATTTCTTATCGCTAAAAGTATTTAAAGATTAGATAAAAATAATAAAATGGCACAAGAAAATTATTTGAAAAAACCTAAATCTGCTTACATTCATTTTTGTAATCAGAGTAGAGATGGAGTTAAAAAAGAGAATCCTGAATTAACACCTAAACAAATATTAACTAAATTAGGCGAATTATGGCAACAATTAAAAAAAGATGGAGGGGAAGAATTTCAAAAATATAATGATATGGCTTCTGAGGATAAAAAAGAATTTGAAAGAGTAAAGGTTGAAAATCCAGATGCAGTTGTAAAACCTCGAAAAGTAAAAAAAGTAAAAAAAACAGATGACGAATCTTCAGAAGACGATAAACCTAAAAAAACAAAAACAAAGGCTAAAAAGCAATCTAATAAAGAGACTGACGGAGAAGAAAAGAAAGCTCCAAGAAAACTTAATGGATATATAAAATATTTACAAGCAAATAGAGATGGATATAAAAAAGAAAATCCATCTTTAAGTTCTAAACAAGTAACTAGCGAGTTAGCTAATTCTTGGAAAGGATTAACAGATGAGGAAAAGTTAAAATGGAAAGAATCATAATATATAAAAATGAAATTTTATTTTATGTTTTAAAATAAAATTACCCGCGTATGGATTCGGAAACATTAATAAATAATGCTGACTTATATCAACATATTATTAAAATTGATAATACTACTTTTAAGGTTAAAAAAATCAAAAAATGTTGGTATTGTGAATTAAATTGCGAAACCTTTGTTTCTATTTGTAAAAATTGTTATGATGATAGAAAAAAAAAGTATTTGAGAAAAGTCCTCGAAAAAAATTATTAAAAAAAGTCATTAAAAATTGTTATTTAAGAAATTATCAATATTATAAAAAATGAGCATTAAAGATTTTAGTAACTTTGTATTGGATTTTATTCAAAAACATAAGGACAGTACTGATATTTTAAATACTTGGAATTCAGAGAATACCCAAAAAGTTTTAGAAAAGCTTTTGAAATCCGCGCGTAATAAAAAAGATCCTAATAAACCTAAAAGAGGTCGTTCTAGTTATATATTATTTTGCGATGAATATAGACCTATCGTAAAAGAAAAATTTCCAGAATTAACAAATAAACAGTTGACAAGTAAACTAGCTGAATTATGGAAAGAATTTAAAGAAACAAATACTTCAAAACTTAACGAATATGAACAAAAATCATTAAAAGAAAGACAAATTTATAAACAACAAATGGAAATATATGATGGTGATAATGAAAAACCTAAAAGAGGAAGAAAACAAAAGGTTTCTTTAGACGGAGAAGAACCAAAGAAAGTAAAAGAAGAGCCAACGAAAGTAAAAGAAGAACCAAAGAAAGTAAAAGAAGAACCAAAGAAAGTAAAAGAAGAACCAAAGAATATCGATAAAAGATTTGAAAATTATTATAATAAAAAAGTAGGAAAAACAAAAAAAGCCCATCAGGAATTAAGTCAGCAAGAAATAGATATTAAGATATTAAAAAAATGGAAAAAACTTTCAGAAGAAGAAAAGAATGAATTTAAATATTAAACTAATTTTTAGTTTAATATTATTAAAGTAAATTAGCACTAAATATTTGGTCATGTGGTAAATTTTTATATTCTTTTAATTTATGTTTTAATTTATACAAGTATTCATCATTTTCACTATTATCATCTGTTGCTACAAACTCTTTTATTGGAATACAATATCCAGTAGCTCTAACGTCTGGATTGTCATCTACTATAATACTATTGTACTTATTATAATTATTTAAATTATATATATCCCATAGAATAGATAAATCTTTAATACCATTTTTACGATTTTTTGAAACATCACAATGGTATGAAAAAAATATATAATCTAATTTTCTTTCTGGTTTACAAAGTATAATTTTTTCAATTATAAATAATGCATAATCTTTACTTGCAGCGGTCCATACACTAACATTAAAATTCTTAAATGCATAATCTAATAATTCCTGTAATCCTGGTCTTGAAAAAACATAATAATAACCATCCATATCTTTCATATCAAATATTTTTAATAATTTATCATGTTTTTGAGGATCAAACTCTTCTCTTGATATAGCAGAAATTATAGTTTCATCCAGGTCAAAAATTAAATTTTTTTTATTTTTATTTTTTTTAGATTTAGATTTAGATTTAGATTTAGATTTAGATTTAGATTTCTTTTGTCTCATTTATATTTTATTAAGATATTTTAAATAAAAATAAAACATATCTAAAAAATTCATTTTCTATTATAAAAATGGAAATACAATATACTGTACTATTAAATAGTAGGTACTCTCAACCTTGTCAAAATTTTTTAAATATTTTAGTTCAATCTGGTATAGATTATAAAACTTTACTAAAATTCGTACAAATTAATATTGATAATAAAGAAATTAGAAAGCAGATTTTAAGTTCAAATAATATAGACATTAAATCTGTTCCTTGTATTTTATTAATTTATACAGATGGTTCTGTTGAAAAATATGAAGGTAATGATGCTTTTAAATGGTTAGATGAAATTATATCTAATAATACAGTACATAATTCATTTATTCCTATAAATGATCCTCCACTTCAACCCCAACCTCAATATCAGCCTCCACCCCAACCTCAACCTCAATATCAGCCTCCACCCCAACCTCAACCTCAATATCAGCCTCCACCTCAACATCATCCTCAACCTCAACAGAGACATATACCTATGAATGATCCTCAGTATGAGCCTATGAATGAACTTCATCCTAGTCAACATAAATCTGAATCTCAAATATCATCTCAAATGATTGTACCTAAATCGGTAAATAATCAAATAGATACTCCTCCATCAATGCCACCTCCAACAACAGTTCATGATGAAAGTACTCCTATAGAAGATATAAATGATGAAGATGAAAATATTAATACTATTGATGACATTTTTCCTCCTAAATATGCAAGTTTAAGAACTGGTGCAGCAAGTTATGAAATAACACCTGAAACATTTGGGAAAAAAGATATGGTCCAAAAAGTTACAAGAGGTATAAAAAAAAATAGTGATATGCCTGGAACTAAAAGGAGTGATGTAATGTCTGCAGCATTAGCAATGCAAAAATCGAGGGAAAAAGAGGATGAAGGTGTACCAAGAGGACCTGTATTTTAATTTAAAAGATAAATATTTTATTTATTATAATAAATGGAATATTCTCAATTTATAGATTTTAACCCTGAAGAAAAAATAAACTTTAATTATCAAAGATATGTTGGTTATCAAGATACAAATCCTGTACTAAATAATCTTTTTAGTACTAATACTTTAAATATGATTTCAAAAAAATTGACACAATTGTTAATGGGTGTTCATCCAGAAAATAAAATTATAGTTGTACCTACTAATCTTATAGCAAATGTATTAGATTCTGTATATCAAGGTTATAGACCTCAAACAGGTGGAATTTATTCAAGATATATAATACCTACTGGATTAAATTCTGATGATTATGCAACTGATATGATAGATCAAACTATAGAAATAATTTATTCGGATATAAAAACACAATATGATATGGAAAAAAATAATAAAAAATTATCAGTATGGAATACAGTGTTAGGAGACTTTAATGAAAACCAATTAAGGTCATATCCACCAATAAAAATATTAAATAAGCATCCACAATATATGGCATTTTTTGAAAATTATTAATTATTTCTTTAAATAAATGGATCAGATTAAGCTTTATTCAAACACGATTAAAGAAATAAAGGATGATATTTTCAACAAAAATATTAATAAAAATTTTAAATTTTTAAGTAATAGTTTGTATCAAAACTCAGTTTCTTATGAAAAAAGATGTTCAGATTCTCAAAGAATATGTGCTAAATATCCTGCGTGTGTTCCCATAATTGTAAATTGTTTGGATAAAGAAATCAAATTAAAAAAAAATAAATATTTAGCACCTAAAGATATAGATTGTAGTAAATTAATTATTACTATAAGGTCACAAATAGAATTAGATCCATCAAAAGCTATTTTTCTATTCATTGATGATATATTATTTAGTCAATCTGAAATTATCGGGACTATTTATGAAAATTATAAACTAAAAAATAAAATTAAAAATGATGGTGATTTGTATTTATATTTAACTATAAATGTTGAAAATACTTTCGGATAGGTATTTAATACTTACAATAAGTATTAAATAATTTTAAAAATTAATTTTTTCTTCATATAACATACCAATAGGTTTAAATAATGATTTATATTTAATTGTACCTTGAAAATCGTAGGTACATTTATTAAAATTATCTCTAAATTGTTCAATTGTTAAATAACCTCCATATATTTTTAACAATCTCCAATGAGGTGCAGGATTTATTTTAATATTATCATTTTTATTGTCATGCATATCTTTATACAATTTTATTAATAGATTATCAGACTGTTCATATAGATTATTATGTTTATTATCTTTTATATATGCCTTACAACAATTAAAAGAACAAAATATTCCATCAGTCTCATAATATTCTTCTTTTTGTATTTCAATATGTGCTTTATTTTTAGATATAAATAACGTCTTATTGTCCAGTAAATTTCGTTTATACTTAGTTATATTTTCTTTTATTATATAATCATCTTTACTTACCTCAGAATGATATTTTTTTACGACTTTACTCGAAATATAATTTATTGGACATCCAATAGATACACTTTTAAAAGGATTTTTACACCAATAACAGTTATATCCCTTTAAATTCTCCGTATTTTCTTGTGTACTAAAATCTATCATACATGCATTACATTGATACAATCTTTTAGATTCATCTAAAAATGAAACTATATCCAAAGATGTATTTTTATCCAATTCATTAAGTTCAGTTATAGTAGTCGTATTTGTTGGTTGAAAGGTATTATTTGTTATATTTGATATAAGCGCTATTCCATATTTTTGATCAACTTTTTCTGTATTAATATTTTTCAAACTAAATACATATTTCGAACTCTTTCTCGTTTTTACAGTCTTTGATTTTTCCATTCTATTTTTTATTACCTTAATTCTTAAAAATTCATTTTTAAATTTAAAAAAGACTTTTTAAGAATTAAAAAATGAGCTGTATTAATCATGATTTACTTCTATTAACATCTAAAAATCAAAATTTATTTTTCGGTTGTTTATTTTGTAAAACTGCTTTACCCGCTATTCATAATTTTAAAAAAACATGTAATTGTTCCAATTCAAAGTGGAAATTTAAAATATTAAATAATGAATATTATATATATTGTGATTCTTGTTTAAAAAAATTAAATATTATTTAAATTTGTTTTATTTAATAAAGTATGAATACAAACGACATTAATATTTATTTAGTTTCTTTAGAAAAAGATAAAGAAAGAAGAAAATATTTAAATATAAAACCAGACTATACGTATGCTGTAGACGGTTCTAAATTAGATATTGTTAAACTTAAAAATGAAAATATATTATCAAAAGATTGCAAACTTACAAAAGGAGAAATTGGTTGTTTTTTAAGTCATGTTCATTTGTTAAACAAGGCAATAGACACAGGTAAATTTACTTTAATATTAGAAGATGATGCTAAAGTTCCAGAAGGTCTTATAGAAAAAATTATAAATACTATAGAAACATCACCAAAAGATTTTGATATTTTATTTTTAGGTTATAACTACCATGAAGAATATACAACTTTTAAACAAATTAATTATCTTCACGGTGCACAGGCATATTTAATTAATCCTAAAAACATGACTAAAGAAAAAATAAAAAAACTTTTCCCTATAGAGAAACCTTATGATGTAGTATTACCTGTTACTTTTAAAACATATATCGTTATACCAAAAATTGTGGAACTTAATGAAAAATTTGCAGGTGTATCAAATACACAGGGTATAAGATAAATTTAAAAATTGATTTTTAAACTTACTATAAAGTTTAAAAATATAATGGCAAAAATTGATTATTGTAATTGTGTTTGCATATGTTTTGGAATATTTTCTTTTTTAGGAATTATTTTTGCTTATATTTGGCCTATTAGCGAAATAATAATTGGAATTTTTTATATTAAAGAAATTCAATGTGATTTTTTTATCAATATTGCTTTATGTCTTATAATTAAAGCTCTATTAAGTGTCTTTTTAGTAACTTGTATTTGTATTTATTTTTATTACGACGAAAAATTATTTTTTAGATTTTATTCCTATCTCTTAATTATACTTTTTACATTTATTAACTTAGGATGGACAATTGTAGAAACATTACTATTTTTAAATTATTGCAATAATATTCCAGAGGAAATTAATACTTATTTATGGTTTAGTTTGTTTTTTGGATACTTAGGATTTTTTAATATTATATATTTTTTACATGTTAAGGTATAACTATATTTAATTTTTGAATTATTCTACTAACTATATATTCAGTTGAATAAAATGTTTTTGGATTAATCATAAATTCTTCTAAATGTTCTATATAATAGTTATAAACTATTTCAGTTTCACTCAAAGTTAATCCTATTTCTTTACAATAATCTTCTATATCTTTTTCTGGTGAAGAGATTTTCCAATCTGTACCAAATAATTTATTAAGAGACTTTATATGTTCTAAATACTTATACATTTTTAATTTAAAACTAAACAAGTTTTAAATTATATTTAAAAATTTTTATACTATAATGTATAATATTTACCATGAATTACTACTTGATTTCTTATATGATTGCTAAAAGTAGATTCTGGAATCTTTAAATGTCGTGCGCAAGACACTATAGATTCATATTCTTTTAATAATTTATGTGTTTTTATATCATATTCCTTGACAGCTTTATTTTGTCTTTTCTTTTCTACAAGACCATAATTATTTTCAATAGTACCTAAACCTAACATTCCAAATAAATTTTTTGTTGGACTTTGAACAGAATTTAAAACTCTTGCTCTGCAAAAAAATGATTCTAAAACTTTTTTAATATTACTCTTGTCGTGTTTATTTAATTTAAATTTTGGGTCACATTTCTTTTTCCATTCGGTAAAAAAATAAAAAAAGTCGTTATAACTTATTTTATGTAAATAATTTACAACACATTCTTTTTTAATAAATTCTTCAAAATCAAAATTTTCACCTGTTTTATTATATCTTAATGGTTTTAATTTAATACCTTTAAATACAAGTTTTCTTTGATTATCGACAAACATACGAGTACTTTTATATTTCTCATTCATATAAACTATAAATTGTTTTTCAACCATATCTAATGGTGTTTTACTCCATATTTTAAAAGCTAATTTAAGATCAGTTTGTACTACAAAAAAATCATCATTACCTACTTCACAAAAATCTTTTATAAATTTTTTGAAATCTACGGGATCATTTTTATCTTTGAATTTTAAATTTTCTAAATTATACTTTGTATTTACTTTTTTATTATTACTTTCTCCAGAATCCGATTCATCATCTGTACCGCAATCAAAACTTTCATTTTTATCTTCTTCCTGGCATGTTTCATTTTCATTTATTTTATCTTCTTCGTTTATTTCATTTTCATTTATTTTATCTTCTTCGTCTATTTCATTTATTTTATCTTCTTCGTCTATTTCATTTTCATCTTTTTTTACCATCTTTTCATATCTTTCTCTATTATCATTTATAAACTTTATACAATTATTCATTTCATCTTTAACTATTTTTAAATCCACATCTTTTAACCATTCTCTATCTTGGCCCATATGATTCTTTACTCTATACGGACTAAGTATTTGTAATACCATATTTTCAATAGTTGTTTCTTCTCTTTTACTTCTTACTTTACGAATATAATCTACATTATATCCGACTGGTGCACCAGCTGAATAACTATTTAATCTATTATTAAAAGATGATGATTTTCCGATTTTATAATAACCCTTAAAAAGATCATTACTTATAATATAAACACAATTTGTTAGTTCGTATTTTGCTCTTTGTTTTTTATCCAATTTTTTATTTAATTGTTCAATTATATTTTGTGATACGTTTTGTTCGGTTTCTAGTTTTTTGTTTAAATTTTGCAGTTTTTCATTTTCTTCATTGATAGTTTGATGTAACATTTCTTCTAACTTAACATAATATTCATGAACTTCATCTGCTTTTTTAGTATTAGATTTTAAACAAAATTTTTTAAAAGTATGCACTGTTAGCATTATTTTTTCTTTGTTTTGTCCACCTCGTGTTTCATTATTTTGAGGTTTTTCATATAATGTTGTTCTACTATGTTCAATAATTCTTTTTATAATTTCATCTTTTGAACCTGAAACTTTTATTTTTTTAGTTCTACACATTTCAACAAGTGTTTTTTTATTAAATTCATCCAGCTTTTTATACTCCTCTGTTAAAGGTAAATTATCTATGAACACATCTGTTTCGATTAAATCGTGGAAGTTTTTGGATATGTCATCAGTAAAACCTGCTCCACCGATCGGTGGAGCAGGTTTGATCGAACTTGGTTCTATAGTATTATTGATTATACTATCAGTAAAATAAATTTTATAATCAATATTTTCTTTAAAGTGTTTCTCAAGCAATCTTTTACCATCTGATTTTCTTGAAAATCCGCACCATTTCCATACTGTGTCGAAGTCTATTACAAATTCTTTTTTGGAATCATAATTAAGATAGCAATAAAAACTTGCAATAAATAATTGTTGTTCTTTTGATTTAAAGTTTTCAGCAACTTTTTGTATCATCTTGTTTTTATAGCTATGAATAAAGGTATTCACAGGTGTATTCTCAAGTAGTGAATCAAAAGTATAGTCTAATTTTTAAACGAACATATTGTTTAAAAATCTAAGTTTTAAATTTCCACACATAACCATCTTTGTCTTCTTTACCTTCTAAATACTTTCGGCACATAGTTATGTTTTTATTCATATAATCTGAAGCTTTTTTTATACTTATAAAACTCATATATAATTTATCATCTTTAAATATTTCAACTTGTTTCATATATTTTTTATGCTCTATGTGTTTTTCTATCTGTTTTGGTATTTCTTCTCCTTCTTCAACATATCTCCACAAATATCCACATGAAAGAAAATTCTTTTTACATGCTTTTGATATATTTTGTCTATCGCAATTTAATTCATTAGCTGCTTCTGATGCTGATTTAAATGTTTTAATAAATTTACCATCTTTATTATATTGGGCTACCATTCTTACGTGATTAAACTTCATAGCTTCTATATTCTCACCAGGTTCTACTTCATTACTATATTTCCACAAATATTTACCAGCACTTTTTAATGTACCTCGACAACAACTCGCTAACGTAGTATGTTGTAATTCTAATTCATTTGCAGCATGTTTAATACTTTCAAATTCTCTAACAAATTCTCCTTTTAAACTATATTGGTTTACTGGTTTAATATTTCCTGTATACACCTTACAATCAACACATACCATTTGAAATCCTCCTCTCGCATATGGTTTAAAATTGCAATTGTTCAATATTTTTTCTTTACGACATTCAATACATTTTCTAATTAATTGTGTTGACATAATTTCTTCTTTAATTTCTTCTATTTTTTCCGCTATTTTTTTATTTTGTATTTCTTCCATATTTTTTGATTTGATTTCTTCCATTTTTCTGTATATTCTTCCAATTACCTTACTTATATCAAAATCATGTTCGTCTGGATTATATCTTATCCAATAACTATCATCTATATCAAATTTTTCATTTACATATTGCATCCTTTCTTCTTCCTTATATGGCTTCCTATCCGCGTGACCATTCTCATCACATTCTACCACTATCTTGTACTCTGGAAAGTATAAGTCCAAATAATAACTATCGACCTTAAATTGATCCTCAAATTTTTCTGTTTTAAATGCATTTGTTATTGCCGACAACGTCTGTTGTTCTTTTGTAATGCATTTTTTATTGGTTGTGTCGATATTAAACTTTTTAAGGATATGCAGAACATCAGGGGAGATTCGCTTTCTTGTTTTTAAAAGAATCTCGACCACACCGTCTCTCGTAATTAAAATAGTTCGAGGGTCAAGCTCGGGGATTTTAACACCAGGAAAATCACGAAAAGCTAATTGATTACATTTGGAGACGTTACTAAGAGTATTTACTGGATTTTTATATCCTATTAAAGCAGCAACCTCATATCCTACAAAATATTCAAAATATAGGTGGTTGCTTACATATGAGTAAGTAGTTAAATCATTTTCTTCTTCATATGAAGAATCATCTTCAATGAAAATAATTTCGATCTCTTGTTCTGTCATTTTATATTAAAAATATCGTCTTTAAGTCTAAAACTTTTTATTTTTGGAAAAAGTTTTAGATTTTTTAAAAACGTTTAGATCGAATCTAAAACTTTTTATTTTCCCCTATATATTTAGATTTTTAAACGATTATTCATTTATCAAGTTCATTTCATACCCTATTTAATCTAATTATATGAAAATATTTTCATATAATTAGAGACTTGGTGTGAAGCTCCATTCCAAATTAAGACAAATCTTCCAGTAAATGTCGTCATTAAAAGTTTTTTGACGACGGTTTTGATAATTGTAAATTCATCTTTATGCTTGTGTCAATTTATAATTAAAGAATTTTATACTATATAGAAGGTTTAAATGTCCATTCTAGATAATTACATATTTCTCTATATATATCATCATGAAAAGTTTTTCTATCAATAGTTTTTAACATTGTAAAATCGTCTTCATTACATGGATGTTTATGTCTAATTAGTAATTGATGTAAAATGTACTGAGTGTTAATAAAGTTCTTTCTGTTTATATTTTTAAACAGTTTATCATATACTTCGGTTATAGTATCAAAATCATCTAATAATTTATCTTCTAAATAACCTATATCATCTGGTTTTTTACATGTCATATTATAATGAATAAGATTTATGTTCTCATAATGTTTAGTATAATCTAATTCTTTTAAGAAGATACTTATATGTTCTTTTGTAATGTTATTAAATCTTACTTTCTTGGGAGTATCTTTATCGCCTATTAATAAATGATGTAAGTCAAATTGTCTTTCAAGTTCTTCATAAACCTTGTTTTCTATAGTGCTATTTTGTTTACCCTGGTGCTGGTTGATGCAATCACGGAAGTGAATTTTACGATCGTACTGATATTTACTCGAAATATTGACTCGGTCAATGTCTCGGTAAGAGGAAATATTTTTCAAAATGACTTGTTGAGAAGAACAAAAACAACAAATGTAAATGTTATTATCGATCACATCAAAATCTTTTTTGTTTGTACAATTGTTGCATGAAATCTTCTCAATCTTGTCAAATTTTTCAATTTTTTGCTCATTTGATAATTCAATATCTATGTTGACATATTTTCTGGCTATTCCTAAATACTGATTAACAATTTTATTTTTATCTTTATTATTTTTTATAGCTTTACCCATAAAATTAACCTTTATAGGTTTATTTAATATATCTCTATATTTTTCAAGTAAAAAAGCAGTTTCAGTGATATAAAAATTTATTGAATAGCTATTTACTATATCTTCTATATGTTCAATAAGTTCTTTTTCTAATTGTAATAGATTATTTAATATTCTTGGTCTTATATTTTTTATTTCCTTACTTTTAATTACCTCGTCAAGTTTTTGTTTATATATCGGAAGTTTATCTTCTTCCTCTTTAAAATTATTACGTATTTTTGCGTCTATGTCTATTATGTCTACATTTTCGGACATCTGGAATTATTAAAATTATTTTATTCGTTTAAACCTACTTTACACAAAATTTTACAGTAACATATTTATAGTTTAAAAAAAATTGATTTTATTTTTAATTCCAATTAACAATATCAGGAATGATTGAAACCATTAATATTTTTATTGCTGGAATATCTATTACATATATCTATTTTTACAATAATAAAAGATTTATTTATTTACCTTTAATTTTAAAATATATTTTTATCTTTTATCTTATAACTATATTTACAGACACCATTTTATTTAAAACAATTTTATGTACAAATAAAACTTTATTTTATTTTTTTCCTATTTATAGTATAATTGAAATTATATCTTCAAAACCAATCTTATTATTAAACATTATTGTTATGAGTATTATTATACTTAATTATTATTTTAATTTTTATGAAGGTATTGAATGGTTAATACTATTTCATTATTTTCACATTTTTTCTACAATAATTCATACTTTTTTACAAATGGTAACTCTTACACTAATAAATATATTTAAAAAAAGTACTGAATCTTTTTCTTTAAGAAGATCTTTAAGACTGTCAAATAAGCCAAAAATTAATTATAAAATTTAAAATAGCATATTAATTTTTAATTTTTAAATTTAAAAATTATTTTAAAACAAATGGTTAACTACGAAACTTGTAGTGTTGATTTAAATACTTTTAAACATTATATAAGTATAAATATAAAGATAAATATTTGTCGTATTAATTTGTTACTCATAGACAATCTAAAAAAAGATTTTTATATTTTTGCTACTTCTGTAATCAATAAAAAATCTTGTTCTTTTGTAAAAAAAATAGATAATATTTGTTATATAAAAATAGTTTATGATTATAAAAATTTATTACACGTATTTACTGAATTTATAAATATGATTTTTGAAATTAATGATCAGATCATTAATATCTTTAAAGATATAACTAATTATTATGAAATAAATAATATTGTATAAAATAAAATGTCATGCAAAAATTGTATCGCAACTTTCAAAGATAAGGTAAAAGGTTATGTAAAATTTCATCAATGTTCTCCTAAACATAACGTTATAGTCAGTTTTAATTTATATAATTTAAAAACAAACAATATTTCTGCGTGTCATATACATGAATTCGGAGATATGACAGATGGTTGTAAATCTTTAGGCGCTCATTTAAATTTAACTAATAAAGAACATGGTACTATATATATAGATATAAATGATTCTCATACTGGAGATCTAATAAATAATATTAAATCAGATGATAAAGGTGAATTTAAGTACGAATATCATGATCCTAGATTAAATATTTTTGGAGATATAGATAATTCAATTATTGGCTGTTCTGTAGTAATTCATGATGGTATTGATGATTATGGTCTTGGAAATAATCCTGAATCAAAAATAACTGGAAATGCAGGGGGAAGATTAGATTGTGCTATAATAGGAAAAATGAAAAATTAAAAGTATTTAAAGTCTTAAATTTATTAAATAAAATGGAAAGTATTTTTGAACCAGATGGATTTTTAGACGAAAATGATGTAAAAATAGATATATATAAAAAGTGTAAAAGCATGGTTAATTTTATTTGTAGATATAAAACTTTTTCTCCAGAGTGTGTGAAACTTTTAGAAAATTGTGAAAAATTTAAAAATATTAAACTAGAACAACAATAGTATAAATAAAAATATATGAAATATTTTTAAACTAAAACTAATTTAAAAATATCCTATAACCTTCCAAGATAAATGTTTTAAATTATCTTTTTCTTTTATAAATATTTTACGAATATCATATATTGTAAGATTAATATTTGTTTCTTTATATTTTTTAAGTACTTCTGGAAAATCTTTACTATAATAATGAGTATTTACTCTTGAAGGACGTTCATCACAATTAATATAAAAATAATGTTCATTAATACCAACTATTCTATATTCAGAAATATATTTTGGAGGAATTTTATAATTTTCTAAAAGCTCTAATTCATGTTTCTTTTTTTGATAATTAATTTTTTGTATGACATCTTTTTGCATATTTTTAACTATATCTGCATATAAACTTTTAGGAAATTTATTTAATATAGATTGTATATTCTCTTTAAAAATATTTTTTATAAATTCTTTTTCATTCATTTTAATATTATGTTTTTCTTTCTTAAAACTTGTTTTAAAATTAATTTATATAACTACAAATTTTTAAACTACTAAGAGTTGAAGACAACAATAAATAATTAAATATTATTTAAAAGAACAGTTTAATATAAAAAATGAACAATATATTAAAAGAAATATCTCAAATTGATTCAGGGGAAGAAGAACTTCATAAATTACAATTACTTAATGAAACTATATTACAGGTTTCACATAATGTAAAAAAACAAAATGAAGAACATCTTAAAAATATAACCTCAATCTTCGAGGAAAAAATAAAGAATAATATAGGATATAATAAAGTAGTTAATGATTTTATAAATAAATATGTGAACGAAGATAAAAAAGAAGCGGCTAAAGACGAATTATTTTTAATTTTAACAGGAGAACTATTAAGCGTTTTTAAAGGTTTAAATCAATCAAATTGCTCTGTTATGTAAATTAAAATTTTTAAACAAATAGGTTTAAAAATTTTTGCAGATCGTTATTTGTAACTCTTTTATTTTATTTTCATAATTAATTTTTAAGTCTTCAATTTCTTTCTCAAAATCTTTTGTTATATTATAAATTATTCTTGAAGTACATTTAAACTCATGATATTTTTTCATTTGTTTTGATGAAAATTTTTTATTACAATAAAAACAAACTTTATCTTCTGTACTTAAAGAAATATAATTTTCACAACATTTTTCGGAGGTATATTTGTGTATGTTTAATGTATGTTTATTTTTAAATACACAGTTACACTTATCGCATCTAATTTCTTCTTTATCATTGATAGCTTCGAAACAAAGTGCCATTTTTTTATTTTATATTATTTTTTTAAATAATTATATTGTAAACATAAAAACCATATGAACATTTATAATCTTTTTATTTAGAATATAGTTTGGTAAAATGATATTAGGAAAGTTATATTTCATATCCAAGTTTTAAATTATAATTAAAAAATTTTATTAGTAATAATAAAATGCAAAATAATGATCCATGTTCTTTATTAAACGATTTTATTAAAAGTAAAAATGGAAAAGTAACTTATGCAGACTGTTTGTTTTATCTTAATAATAAAACACAATTAAGCCAGATAGAAATACAATCTTGTTTGAATAAATTTTTTCCTAATAATTATTTATACGGAAATGCAAATTGGGTTGGGATATTATAATTTTATACTACAAATATAGTATAAAATTAAAAAATTACTTATTAGTACTTCCAAAACCTCCTTCTCCTCTATTTGTACAACCTAATTCAGAAATTGTACCAGTATCTTCCATAATATAATGTAAAGACCTATCTAAAATCAATTGACAACATTTAAAAGGTAAAATTAAGTCTGGCATAGTTTCGTCAATTTTAGTTAAACAAATCATTAAATGACCTCTATATGTACCATCAATAATGCCAATTGAATTAGTTAGCATATATCCAGATTTTATAATTGAGCTTCGAGGAACTATTTTTGTATAATATCCAAAATCTGGAGCTACTATAATACCTGTATCATATAACGCGGTTTTTGAACCAATATCTTTTACTTTCTTTATAATAGTTAAATCATAGCCTACATCTGATGCTCTTTCCTTTGTAGGTATATTCGCTTCTGGATCATCCTTAAAAAATTTACATCTTGGAATATTTTTATTTAAAAATGTATTCCAATAAATGTATTTACCATAAAAATCTGCATTTCTATATCTTGCATCACTATTATCATATAATTTAGAAAGAAAATCTAATGCATTATAATTTTCAAATATAACAATTATATCATCTTTGGTTTTTGATGAAATTTCAAATTTAAATTCAAATTCTTTTATTAAGTTTAAAATATAATCATCACATTTTAAAGTACAATCAAGACTATTATATAAAGCACTTTTATTATTTATACTTCCACGTGATTCAAAATATCCTCTTAAAAAAACAATTTTATCTACGTCGATATTTCTTAAATTCTTCTTACAATAAGTCTTTGCAAACTCATAAGATGTTCCTTCACAATTCATGTTCATATTTTTAATTAATATAATAAAGCTAATAATTCAATTTTATTTTTATTAAAAACGATATTTATTTTTTAACATTTCAAGGTCATCTTTTGGAATTAAAGGTTTTCGTCTTTCTTTTAAAACCATTTTCTTTTGATTAGATCCGTTTTTTTCATATATAGTTCTATAATCTTTATTTGTTTCATAAATTTTTAATGTTCCTCCTCTGCATTTTTCAAACATTATAACTGTATCACTTTCAGGTGATTTATTACCATAACAATGTATTCCTTTCCATATATAACCTTTATTTGATGGCATTTCTTTTAAATTATTTAAAATATATTCTGGAATTGAATCACAATCTCTTATAAATCTATCTGTTTCTTTTTGTATTTGATATATAGACAATTCACCCCTTCTTTGTTTTGATTCCTTATTGAAATATTCTTTTTCTTTTAACTTTTTATCCTTTTGATCGTTTATTTTTTTTGTGTTTATAGTTTCTTCTCTTTGTTTAGTATTTTTATTATTTTTATCCAATACAGATGACAATTCGTCATCTAATTTACCATCAACAAGATCATCATATCTTTTGTTTAAATCCTTAATTTTATTATCAAAATCTATTTGAGTTTTTTTTAATTTTTCAATTTGATTTTGATTAAATTCTTTATTTTCCTGAATTGAACGCAGTCTTTCAATTGTTTCTTTATTCCTTTTAATCATTGATTCAGTTCTTTTTATTTCATTCTGAATATTATTCTTCTCACTTAGTCTAATAGTTTCCATAATTTTATATCCTATATGTTAATACATTTTATTATTTAAATATATTTTTCAATTCTATTAAATTTAAATCATCCTCCTAACTTCCTTAATATTCTGAAAATATTTTATTATATATTTGAAGATGTTTTCATATTCTTTTAAATAATGTTTAAAAGAATTGATTTTTAAAATCTTTAACTTTTTAAAATTGAATATTTACTTACAAATGTTCCATAAATATTGGGTGGAATATGACAACATACTCTGATATTGTTATGAATAATTTTAGAATATTTAATAATATTAAATGTATTCCTCAAGAATTAGAAACTCAAATATTATCTTTTTTATATCTTGAAGATAAAAATAAATTTTTAAATAGTTTACTAGGTCATTTTATTAAAACAGAAACCAGTACAATAAAAAATCTTACCACTTCTATCAAAAAAAAAGAATACATGTTTTCTTATTTTTCGGAAAGAAATAGTAAACTGAATAGCTATCTAAAAAAATTTCAACGAACAAAAAAATCTAATACTAAAAAGTTATTTAAAATTAAGAGAAAACCTGATTATTATAAATTTTTAAAAACAAGTGATTATGAATCTAATTTTGACAATGACCATATTCTTAAGTATGAAAATAAAGACTATATTCTTACTAAAAATATAGTTTATCAACGTGTAGATTGTACATATGATTATTCTTATTGTAGAGACGACGATTATTATGGACCTGTTATTGAAGATACATGTTTATGTATAGTTGTAGAAGATAAGAATACTTACATATTTTTAGAATATTACAATGATTTCTTAATAATATATTTTAAACTAATTAAAAATATGAAATATGATTATGTAGATATAAAGATAATAAAAATAAAATTTCAAAAATTTTTATTTAGAATCTATAGAGAGACTCAAGATGTATACTTATTAAATACATTAAGACAATTTTTTATTTAAATAAATAAAAATCGTCATAAATAAATGACTGATTGTACTGTATTACAAAATTTTATTAATAATTACGTTTCTAGAGTTGGTTATTACCCTGGATATTCTGAATGTTTTCAATTTTTACTAACTATAGGACTTAATTCAATAGATATTAGCGAATGTATGAAGAAATTTTTAAACGATAAAAATTTAAACGGTGGAATATTTGATCCATCAACATATAAAAATAAACCCATAAAAAAACTTATTTATAAAAATAACGGAAATATATCGGCCGGAGTACTTTAAAAATAATATATTTTTAAACTATACATTAGTTTAAAAATACAACTTATAAAAATAAACCAGAATTATGTTATGTGTAAAAATGGATTTAACAAATTTAAAAATGAATTTAAAGATATAAGTATCTATAGATAGATAGTATGTCAATATTAATTTCCGCATTTGAATCAGCAATGAATCTAACAACTACTTCGAATGGAGCATTATCATATTCTACTCCAGATTTAGATAAACAATCCGATGGAAGATTATCTTTATTTTTTAAAACCATAAGAGGTATTTCAGACGAATATTTAATTGAATATATTAATAAAGCTTTAATTGAAGATGTGAATGATACATTTCTTTTAGCATTCAATTCCCGTGATCCAAGAGGTGGTAAAGGTGAAAGAACTATTGGTCGGAAGATGTTTGAATATTTATGGTTAAATCAACCCGAAAAGTTTAAAAAAGTAGCACATCTTATTCCAGAATACGGAAGATGGGATGATCTTTTATCGTTCTTTCCAAAAGAAGATTATATAGTATCTTTATTTTGTGAAAAATTGAAAGAAGATAAACAATTAATGAATGAAGGTAAACCAATTTCTTTATGTTCAAAATGGGCACCATCTGAGGGTGATTCAGATGATAAAAAATATGGTTTAGTAAATTTAATCTGCGATAAACTAGGTATCTCTAAAAGAGAATATAGAAAAGATTATATTTCTCCATTACGTGAGTATCTTGATATAGTAGAAAGATATATGTGTGCTAAAAGATGGTACGAGATCGAATATAGTAAAGTTCCTTCATGTGCAATGAAAAAATTGAAGAAAGCTTTTGAACGGAATGCTCCAGAAGCTTTTAACGAATGGACGAGTAAACTTGAAAAAGGTGAAGTAAAAGTAAATGCGAAAGTTCTTCATCCTCATGAACTCATTAGAGAATTAAGAACAAAAGGACCTGATACAGTTCTCGAATCTCAATGGAAAGTTATTGAAGATGAAGTCAAAAAACTAGGAATTTTAAAAGATTCTCTAGTTGTTGTTGATACTTCTTCATCAATGAATGACCCTAAATTTTTACCTTTGGATATTGCCGTCGCCTTAGGTATTATTATATCAAGTGTAACTGAAGGTGAATTTAAGGGGCATGTTATAACTTTTAATGACGTACCTAAGTTTGTTAAAATAACTGGTAATACTTTATTTGATAGATTCAAACAGGTAAAAAATATTCCTTGGGGAGGTTCAACTAATTTACAAGCTACTTTTGATATGATTTTAGAAAAAGCGGAATTAGCCAAACTAAAACAATCTGACATGCCAAAAAGACTTTTTATAATTTCAGATATGCAATTCAATGACATTGAAGGTTCTTATTCTAAACGTTCAACAAATCTTGAGGAGATTGATAAAAAGTATAAAAAATCAGGTTTTAAAAGACCTGATATAGTATTTTGGAATGTCAATGGTGTTTCGACAGATTTTCCGGCAACAACAAAAGATGATGGTACATGTTTAGTATCAGGTGCATCTCCAGCTATTATAAAATCTATTTTAAAAGTAAAAGAATTTAATTCTTATTCCATATTAAGAGAAGAGTTAGATTCAGAAAGATATAAACAAGTAAGAGAACTTTTATAAATATTTTATAACTAATTAATAGTTATAAAATTTATTTTATTTAATATTTACTTATATCATAGTTTAACACCTTATCTATAAGTTCCACGTGGGTTAATATCATTCTACGACAACAGTATCTGGTCAAATTTAATTTATCAAGAGCAGTTTTATCATCATATTCTTCCTTTAATTCTAAATATTTATTCCATTTATTTCCAACTACTTTTCCACATGTAAAACATCTTACAGGTATAATCATCTCTATAATATTAGAGAATCATTATTATATTTTTCAATTTTATTTTATCTAAAAATATAATAAATGGCATCCGTGAAAAGAAAATCCGTGAAAAGGAAATCCTTAAAAAGAAAATCCTTAAAAAGAAAATCCTTAAAAAGAAAATCCTTAAAAAGAAAATCCTTAAAAAGAAAATCAGTAAAAAGTAAAAAAGATCATGGTTTTTGGGATATATTTTATTCCAGCGAAAATGAAACAGAAGAATTTAATGAAATTTTAAAAAGTAAAATAGTTAACTATAATGAAGTACTTCAAGCTTTAATAAGTGATATTAATTATAGACCAAAATTTTTAATTGAAAGTGCACTTTTAAATTATATTAGTATGAATATTTCAAGGCCTAGGAAAATACATATATATGAAATAGAAAGTGCGATTTTTCCAGGGAAAAAAAAGCATAAAGAATATATTAGTTTACGAAAATATATATCAAGTAAAATATAATTTAAATATTAAATTATATTTTTTAAAATATGAATATTTATACTATTATTAATTGCCAAAGAATTGTTTTTTCTATACTTTTTATTTTAACCGGAATATATTTAGTAATATTCTTAATTAAAGAAATTTATTATCTATTTGCACCGCCTAAACAGGTACAAGAAATTTCACGAAGTATTGTAGAAATTAAATCCGATAAGAAAGAACCAATTATAAATTACTTTCCTCAAAAACAAAAAAGTAAAAGTACAGTATATAAGAATAAAGAAAAGAAAAGCAGAAAAAGAAGAAAAAAATCATAATTTATAGAAATAAAAATCTTAATAAAAATGAAAATAGGAATTTGCTTTATGTCTATTGGAGATGAATACAAACAAAGAACAAAATATAGTAGACAAAATAAAATACTTTATTCCGAAAAATATGGTTACGATTTTATTGAAGATGAAAGCGTTTATGATGGAGGAGAGAAAGGTATACCATGGTATAAATTACTTTTAATTTTAAAATATTTGGATAAGTATGATTATATAGTTTGGATGGATGCAGATCTTCTTATTATGAATAATGAAATAAAATTAGAAGATATTATTTCGAAATATTCTGAATACTCAATTATTTGTGGAAGTTGTTCACGTATGATAAATACTGGTATGCTATTCGTTAAAAATAATGATTTTTCTAAACAATTTTTAGTTGATGTGTTTAATAACGTTTATGATCCTGCTGGAGATCCTTATGAGAGATATCATAACTGGGAACAAGGTTCTTTTATAAACTTATGGGATAGAAATCATTTAGAATGTCAAACGCATATAAAAGTTACCGAACCTCGTGAAATGAATTCATTCTGGGTTAACTTTCATTATGGAGATTTTATTTTACATGGCGCAGGTATTAGAGGAGGATTATTAGATTATTTTTTAAATAAATGTATGCCTGATAAAATGGATATAGATACAGATGAAACTTATAAAGAACGTATAAGATATCTAAAAGAAGATTTTAGAAAAGAACATGACATATTGGCTCAAAATTGGAGATAATCTTTAATATAATTTTTAAACTATTATATTAGTTTAAAAATATTACATTAATTTTGCCATATGTCTTGCAAATTTTGCAGACTCTTTATCTAAATATTGTATTTCTATATGTCCATCTAGAAGTTTTTCGTTTTCATCTTCTATATTTTCCGAACTTATTTCTTCAATCTCATCAAAGTTTAAAATTAAATCTTCATTATATTTTATTTTTTGTTCATATTGTTTTATTTTATTTTGATACTCTAAAATCATTTTATGATGTGTATTTGAATTTTTATATCCATCTATAATATTTTGAAAATTTTTTATATATGTTTTATACTCTTCTATTTCTATTTTTAGATTATCTATATTGTATATTTTCTCTTTTAGTTTATTATGTTCTTCAACTATTTCATCTGCTTTTTTCATGGCCAATGGTTTTATTGCAGACGCTAATTCTTTTAATTCCGAATCTTTTATTTTATTATTTTTGTCATCTAATTTTGTAAATATTAATCTCGATTTATCAGTACAAGTTAACATTTTATTTCCATTTTTATCATACAGACATGGTGCTAAAATATTTGCAATACCTTTTTGACCATTAATTATATCTTCTTTTGTAATACATTCTAACTTATTTGAAAACTGCTCGGTGATTTTATCTATATCATATATAGCAAGATTATTAACTATATTATTTGTAGTTGTAATCTTAGTTTGTTTTGCGATATCAGAAATAACGTTATGATCCTTTTCATATATTTCTAATTTGGCTTCTAAACTAGCTATATAAATCTTCTGTTCATTTATTTCTTCTAAGTGTTTTTCTTTTAATAATTTTATCTCATCTTTTATTAATTTTATTTCTTCATCATATTGTTTTTTAAGTTCATCTTTAATATTAAAAATCATCTTTTCTTTGCAAATTAATAAATGAGATTGTAAATTTCTTTTGGCTCTGAATTCATAATTACAATGTTCGCATATAAATTCATTATTTTTAACCTCTACTTTATTTTGAATATCTAAACAAAACTTAGCAGTTTTCATATGATTTTTTAAACTTGATCTATATTTAAATTCTGTATTGCAAAATTCACATTTAATTTCTTCTTTCATATTTTATTTTAATAATATAGACTTGTTTTTAAATATCAAATTTTTTTATTGTAAAAAAATCGCAAACTAACACAAATTTTTGCGTTAATTTGCGATTTTCATACAAAGTCGATTTTATTCAAACTGATTTAACAGTATACTTTAAAAAAAATGAATCATTAAAAAAACAAACTGAAAACAGGTTAGAAATAAATAAAAATAGACCCTAGAAATCCGATATAAAACATAATAATAGATTTTTAAACATCCCAATCGTTTAAAAATAAGTTTTTCATCAAAATTTTTCAACATTTTACTCTACACACAATTTTTTGTGTGTAGAGTAAAATCTTATACCGCCAGAAATAAAAAAAATTTCGTCCTCCGGAAATTTTCATACTTTTTTATTTTCCGATACTTTAGTTTTTTAAAAATAATTTTAGTAAAAACAAAAAAAATTATTTATAGAAAGAATTATTTTTTGAAAAGATTTTTAAAACAAAGTATCGGAAAATAAAATTTGTTACTTTAAATATTTTAATATAAAATTTTATATCTACAAAATAGATATAAAATTACATTTAATTTAATTACATACAAAATGATTATTTTTAAAAAGAAAAGCAAGACAAAATAAATTTCTAAATAATGAATCATTTAAATCTGCTGAATATTGAAGTTCCTCATTTTTAGAATAATCAAAAAATTTGACTATATCATCAAATTCTTTTAGTTTGTAAAAATGTTTAATTGAATTTGTGTATATAATATCATCATTACTATCAAAACTCCAAATAACTTTATCTTTATTCATTTCTGAATGTAATATATTTTTAAGTTCTTTCAATAATTCTTCTTCTGATAGTTCAGATTCACAAGCAAATCGTTGTTGTTTGTCCATATCTTTATTTTTATCTAAACCAGAAGAAACATATTTATTATAAACAAATTCGCATTTAATAGGCGAAATCATATTTAAAATTGACGCTTGTTTTATGTTCCCGTCATCATCTTTATGTATATTTAAAAATAAAGTTTTTGATACTTCTAGTTTCTTTTTATCTTTAGTTTCAGGATATGTTTTAGCCATGAAAGAATTAATATTATAAACTAAAACATCTTTTAAAAGTTCTGCACGTAAAGATAATATTTTTTTAGTATCAAAGTAATATGAAATTTTTTGATTTTGGAAAGGATTTAACAAATGTAATCTGTACCATGTTTTACCCGACATAAGTGCGTACATTATCACTTGTATCAAAGCATTTTCAACCCAATTTCTGTCTTGACTTGCTTTTATCTCGTAAATACTTGTAGTTTTTCCATCATCATCTTCAGTCATAGCATCAGCAACACCAGCAATCCAAGGTGCTCGTACACGCGCTTGAATTTTAAGTTTTCCAGAAACAGTATAAGGTTTCATTAATATAGCTTTCGGTTTAAGTTTAGTCCAATAATTTTTAAGATTGGAAATCATTCCTTCAGAAAGATTAATAAATATTTTATTTGATAATGCTATATGAAGTTGACTGTATAAATATATACCATCAAATTGTCTTTTTTCATCGAATATGTTTGAAGAAATGAATTGTTTATATCTTTTTTCGGTATTAGAAATTCTATTTATAATATGACAATAAAAAGGATGATTTTTTACGTCATGCTGATGTGGATCAGGCCATCTAGAAACCCAAGTTGAAGTTATTAGATTTTCAATAAGTACACCAACAAATGCACGTTCTTCTTCCGTAATTATGGGTATAATTTTATGATTTAAATCATCAAAAATTTTATTAAAACTAAATTGTTTTACATTTTCTCTTAAAAGTATTCTCGTATCATATTTTATTACCGACGCTCTAATAATTTCTGTAGGACAATGTTCAATATCAAGATAATCTTGGAATTTGAATTCTTTTAAAGTTTTACATTCTCTAATTTTATTTTGAGTGGGAGCAGGACATTTTTCGAATAAACTAAGTGCACGACTATATTTATCTGTATAAGTTGGAACATACATAATAACTTTTTTCTTTGCACGAGTCAAAGCTACAGTAATTAAATTTACTACAACATCATCTGAAAGATGAACGAAAGCTTTTTCTAAAGGAAATGTAAGGAATACTATTACATAATCACGTTCTAAACCTTTAGAAGAATTTGCAGTAGAAAGAAAATAATTTTCACTTTCTTGTTTTTTATGATTTGAATTAACTTTAAAACCATTTTCAGATAGAAAACGACGTATTCTTGCAACATCTCCCATAGCCCCTCTAACTGTTATAGCGCTTGAAAAAGTGAGAATCATTGTTTCTTCAGGACTATGTGTTGTAAGAAAATCTTTAAGTTCGCTGTATATATGGGTATAAGAATGAAATCTTTTCCATTCAATATCTGAATCGGATACAGTGTTACTTGATGTCCAATTTTGTATTTTATCTTTAAATTCTGGATAATAAATACTTAGTGCAGATTTTAAAGTTTCAAGATTTTTTTGCGGAACTCGAGGAGTATTTGTCATACATATTTTAAAAATATCAGGACCATCTTCTTTAAACATGTAATACCATAAAATACTTTCTCTAGGCTCTTTTTGAATACTTTGGAAAATATCTCCAGAAAATACAAATTTTGTGGTTGGATAAAAATGTTTAAGTATATCTAAAGTTTGTTTTTCTAAGTCCTGAACTTCATCCAAAAATATAACTTTGGGTTGAAAAGCAGGTATGAAAGTAAATTCTTTATCAAAAGTAAGTTCGTAAATAAATTTTCTTTTACCTTCAAAATTTGGTAAATCAATATGTTTATATTTTGCAACTTTTGCAAGTTCGTAAATAATACTATCAAAAGTGCGAACTTCAACTTTTGAAGATATACCGTAAAATTTAAGTTTCCTTTTTATTTCATTTTTAATTGATATATTAAAAGATATAAATAAAACTTCTGAAGGTGTAAATAGCTCTTTAAGAATTCCACAAATTAACATACCTAATAACATAGTTGTTTTTCCAGCACCAAAAACTCCCTGGATTATATATGTACTATATTTATATTCAAGAAATGAATCTATAACTTTTTTTTGTTCATCTCTCCAAGGGAAAGTTAACATATTTTTAAAGTATTTTAAACGTTTAACATATTCAGCTTTATTTTTAAGACTGTGATAACCACCAATATTTTTTAAAATCTGTTGCATTTCCTTAACTTTCATATCCTCAATATTCTTTTCAAGTAAAGCATTCATAATGATACAAGTATGAAAGTCTTATAAAGATTTGTATAAAATTCAATTTTAATAATCTACTTTTAAAAATTGTTTGTATATACAAAGATAATATGAACTATATAGAATTAATAAAAATACTTACAGAATGGTCAATAAAATCAAAAGAATATAAACTACTTTTATTTTTATATATTAATTTTGATATAGGAATACCTACTAGATTTATTTATGCATTACCAAATCATAATATATTTATGTCTTTGAAAGCTTTTAATGAAAAAAATGAATATAAGAAAGTGGATAATAAAGATTTAGAAAATTTATTTTGCATATTTAAAAAATCAAAATATAAAAAATTACAAAATTGGAATGAAAGTTATGGATATATAATTTAAAGATATGTCAGTTTGACAACAAAATGAGTACAACAACGAAAACATATAATGTTAATCAGATAAAACAATTAATAGAGCTTAATGGAAATCTAACTAATTTCAGTGCTGATTTTATTATAGAATCCAGGGATTTTATACCATTTAAAGCATTAATTATATCTGAGACCGATTTAAATTCTGGTAATCCGATTGTATATCAAGAAGTTAAAGATGGTAAAATAAATGGAAATATCACAAATGATAAAGATGTATATGATTCATATTTTATATTATTAAAATCTGATGTTCCTACTGAATGTCAAGTAACTATTGATTTAAAAGAAGTTTCTCTGAATCCTGAAATAATTAGATATCAAGAAGAATTAGAACAACAAAAAAAAGATGAAGAGAGAATACGACAACTTAACGAACATAAGAGACAACAGGAAGAAGAATATTTTAAATCAAATAAAAATAAAAATAAAGAAGTAAAGAAGAAAAATATCAAATGTAAAACAAATTGGTTTTTAATTTTAGGATTTGCCGCAATAGTATGTGTTGGAATATGGTACATATTAAAAAAGAAAAAATCAAAAAGTATTGATGGACACAATGGATCTATAAATATATCACCTGTGACTGTTGTTAAAAAATTAGAACCATTACTTGAATTACCATCTTTGCCTGTATTAGAGAATCCATTACCTCAAGTTCCAATTTTAGAGCATTCTTTACCTAAATCAGAAATTGTATCAGTAATTCCGGATATTAGTACAGAAATCCCCAAATTGGTAGAAACACCAAGTATAGTTATAAAGAAGAACGTTGATCTTGTTGATAAAATAAATAATTTTTTTGGTAAATAATGGATAATTTAAAGACAAAGAGTAAAGAATAAATTAATTAATGCCTGTAAAAAAGGAAATTATTTATCCCGTTTTTCTAGAATGTTGCGAGTTTTCAGAAGACACTTTTTGGAAAAATGTATTTGAGGATCTTTCTTATGCAAAATGTCCATATGGAACATATATAACTAAAGATTTCTTCTGTTGTAACTATAAAAATAAAGAATTTAGTTACAAAATTGAAAAAAAAGAACCTAAAGTTTTGTATAATGATATATACGATCTTTTAAGTAAAAAATTAGGTTTATTATCTCATAAAGATAAAATTAAAAAGAAAATATATTTTTCTATATTAGAAAATGAAATAAAAGAAAATAGGAAAAATTGGTCTAATATACGTAAAAAAAATATTAAAGATCTTCTAATTGAAAATTATGTTATAGAAATGAAAAAGAAATACTCTTTAAGTATAAAACAAACCAGAGATCTACTATCTTCAATATTTATAGGCATGGTATTTAAAGTTATAACAGTTAAAGATATAGAATATAGTGATGGTATAATAAAAAATATTGATGGAATATCTTTTAAAAATAAACATATTATATTTGATAGAGATATTTATGATTTTGATATAAATATAACACCTTATATAATAGTTGACAAGAAAAGTATGTCTGATAACTGGGATAAATACTTAGATATGCTTAGAAAATTAATTTAAAATTTTATAATTAAAATTATAAAATTAAATATAATAGTCATAAGTTCTTTTTTGAACTATTTCTGAATGGTTTTTTGTCATTTCAAGACCATTTTTTATGTCTTCACGAGTTAAAATAAATTTTACTTCTTTTTCTAGACAGAATACTCTTTTAGAATGTGACATTTTTAGTTTAGATATAAAAGTTTCAATTGAGCCACCTGTATATTCAAATAAATTTTTATTATCTTCAAAAAATATAATTAAATATGAATTGTCAATTTCTTCATGTAGATTCCATTTTATTTCTGTTATCATTTTTTTAAAAATTTCACATAGATCTGTTGTTGTATATTCTTCAATATTATGTCTCCATGGAAATCTTCTTTCTAAACCTTGATTTACAGAGAAAAAACAATTCTTAATATCATCTTTATAACCAGCTATAATACAACAAAAATCGTTTTTATGTTCTGATAAAAAAGAACATATTGTGTCTATTGCTTCTTTACTAAATGAATCTTTATCTTTTTTTCCAGGTCCCATAGAATATACTTCATCTATAAATAAAACTCCACCTAAACATGATTCTAAAAATTTTCTTGTTTTTATTGCCGTTTGTCCGACATACTCTGCTACAAAATCATCACGATAACCAATAGTAAAAGTATTATCTTTTTTAGAAAGTATCCCTAAGTTTGTATAAATTTTTCCGATTATTTTGGATATTGAAGTTTTTCCGGAACCTGGTTTACCTGTTATTACTGTATGTAAATATTCTTCATTCTTATTTCTTTTATGCATATTTTGAAGGTAATATATAATTTGATAAAAAACTGTTTCTTTCAAACTTTTCATACCTATCATAGAGTCTAATTGTTCTAAATAAGGTAAAATTTGCCAAAGAATTATAACATCAATATTTTTGTAAAATTTCAATGTCTTTCCTATTTCAATTAAATCTTTAATATTATTTACAGGAGGAGTCATCTCAATTTTTAATTTTTGGTGGGATATTCTTTTTTTTTTAGTTTCCGGGCCTATATCAATAATATCATCTGTAGGCTTTCGTTTAGACATGATCTGGTTTTTATTTATTGATATTATATTTTTAAATAAAAAATTGATTTATAAGTATTATTAATTTTAAAAATAAAAACTAAAATGGGAATTTCTAATATGAATGTATTTTTAAGAAAACATTGTCCTGAAATATTTGAAGAAATTCATTTATCAGAATATGCTTTTAAAAAAATTGCAATTGATACTTCTTTATTTTTATGCAAATTTAAGGCTATATGTGGTCCAAGATGGCTTAACGCATTTGTTAGTCTGGTTTCATGTCTTAGAAAAAATGAAATACATTGTGTTTTTATTTATGATACAGGATGTGTTCCGGAAAAAGAAGATGAAAGAGCTGAAAGACGATTACAACAGGAAAAGAATAAAGAAAGAGTCGCAGAATTAGATATAGCTTATGAAAAATATGAATTAAATGGTGAAATAGAAAAAATTTTAATAGATCTTTACGAAAAAATAAAAGATAAAACAGTACCTACAAAAAGTTTTTTAAGAAAACAAAATCAAGATAAAATTGATATGAAGATAGTTAAAAATAAAATAGAAAAAATGAGAAGTAACATTTTAGATATATCAAAAGAGGACTTTGAATTAACTAAAGAGTTATTTAAAATTTTAAAAATACCATTTTATGATGCTCCATTAGAAGCTGAAACTATGTGTTCTGATTTATGTAAAAGAGGTCTAGTAGATGGGGTATTATCCGAAGATACTGATGTATTAGCATATGGTACACCATTATTTTTAACAAAAATTGATACTTCTTTAGAGACATGTATACGTATACATTATGAACAAATTTTATCAGCTTTAGAAATCACATATGAAGAATTTTTAGATTTATGTATTATGTTTGGTTGTGATTATAATAAAAATATTCCAAAAGTTGGAGTTGAAACATCTTTTAAATATATTAAGAAATATGGAAATATCGATGGAATAAAAGATAATACAAATCACGATGTAACTATTTTAAATCATGAAAGAACAAGAGAAATATTTACAAAATACCCTAAACATTCATTAACGTCAATACCTTATTGTGGAGTACCAGATTTTAAAAATTTAGAAAAATTTGTAAAAGATAATAATCTTAATATAAGTTTTGAAACTTTAGAAAAAAATTTTACTCATAATGTTGTACTTATAGTTAATGACGAAGAAAATTCCGATGTAGAATATATAATTGAAGATTAAAATATAAATATTATAATTTTAAACTTTTTATAGTTTAAAATTTTTCTTTTACTACAAATTATATTCTATAACAGTATCATGACTTCTTGAAACTAAAATATAACCTAATTTTATAAATTTATTTATAATATCATCAACCATATTACTAGGTATGTTATCGTTAGATTCAAAAATTATTTTGTTTGGATATAGTTCGGTATTTGATGTCTCTACAAGATATTTATATAAACCATTTAATATTATAACATCATGACCTTCAGTATCTATTTTTAATAATTTTAAAGAACCAATGTTATTATTTATAAATAAATCTTTAATTGATATAACTTCAACTTGGTCTTTCTGTACAAGATTATATAAGTTAAGTTTTTTATGAAAAGGATGATAATCATTTACAGAATTACAACCTCGTAATGACGGATCTAAATTGTAAAATTTTATTGTACTTTCTGGAATAAAATATATATCTATTTTTTTATTTTCACAACTAACTTCGTCGGTTATTGCTTTATTTATTTTTTTTACATTTTTCTTATCAGGGAGTTGATCTAAATAATATTTAATAGGTTCGACAGATAGTCCATATGTATTTTCATCTGCATTTTCAATTAAAGTATCAAAGTTAGACGTGCCTATTTCAATAAAATCATAAATTTGTTTATCCATTTTTTATCAATAAAATTATATCTTTATATTAATAAATGAAAATATATCTAGATTTATCACATGAATCATATACTCCTACAGTTAATTATTTTTGATCATTCAACAAATGGTAATAAAAATTTATCTAAAAAAAGATTATTTTTATTATAAATAAAATGAGTTCAACTTATAAAACATTATATAGTATGAGTAATAGACATAATTTTTCAAAATATCATTCATTTAAAGAAAATTTTACATTTAAACCTAATGATTTAAAGGAGGATAATATCATGGTTCAAGAACGTTCTTATAATAAAGATGATCCAAATATTTATAATCAAGCAAATCTATATCCTAAAGTAAATCCTAACTATATGTTTGTAGAAAATTTAAAAGAAAAAGAGAAAATTGAACACAAGGGGGAACATACCGAAATAACATATGAAACAGTTGATCATTATAATACAACAAGTCCTGAAGTATTTGGACCACCTTTATGGTTTAGTCTTCATAATGCTTCAGCGCATTATCCTATTAATCCATCACCTATAACATCTGAACGCATGAAAAATATAATATTAGGAATACCTGTTTTATTACCATGTAAAAATTGTAGCGAACATGCAACTGCTTATATAGAGAAACATTTTGAAAGACTTGATAAAATTTGCGGTACAAGAGATAATTTGTTTAAGTTTTTTGTTGATTTTCATAATTATGTAAATGTTAGATATAATAAACCTGTGATGTCATATGAAGATGCTTATAAAATGTATTTAGGTGGGGTAAAAATAAATAAAATGTCGTACAAATAAACTTTTTATTATAACAAACTTTGTTATAATAAATTTATTTTCTTTATTATCTATAAATGGAATCTAATTATAAAAGTCTTAATAATTATAATATAATGGAAAATTTTAACTATATTCCTGGTTTTAATACACGTAAATCTAATATTGATACTGGTTATAAGAACCAATATAGAATGTGTCCATGTTGTAATCAAATGAATAGTTTTGCATGCCCTGTAGAGAATTCACAAAAATGTCCATGTAAAGACGCTGGTTTAAATACATTTATGGATGTTATGAATAATAAAAATAAATTATCTTTTTAACGGTTCATAATGATTTCCAGTCCATGTTATACATATTGTATGTATATATTTTTTTGTGATAGGTATAAATTCAATATACCTATCTTTTTTTCTTAAGTTTATAACAATTATTCTTAAATCCCATATATTACATGCAGCTTGTATTTCAATTCCTCCACCCCATTGATATTTTTTTCTCATATTTTCAACATAATCCGGATCTTCTAGTGATAAAATAAAATTAGTTTCTAAACCTTCTATTATAGGTCTATTATTTTCAAGATAATCGCAAATTTTTTGTCGTATTTGATTACTATTATAATTCAAAAAGTAGCTTAAACTATCAAATAAACAAGACATTTATATTATAAAATATAATATTTAAGTTTAATATTATATTTTCATTTTTAATGAGTAGGAGTTACATTTTTATTTTTCTTTTTAGATCTTCTAGATTTTCTCTTGGATTTAGTCTTTTTAGATCTTCTAGATTTTCTCTTGGATTTAGTCTTTTTAGATCTTCTAGATTTTCTAGATTTTCTCTTGGATTTAGTCTTTTTAGATCTGCGAGATCTTCTAGATTTTCTCTTGGATTTAGTCTTTTTAGATCTACGAGA